TTAAGGAGCTGGTCTTGAAAACCAGTGACTCCGCAAGGGGGGGCCGTGGGTTCGAATCCCACCCTCTCCGCCACTTAAACGAGAATATGCCAGAAGTGCTATGAAATCTACAGAAACGTAGATAACACATAGTCTTCTGGCATTTTTTATATGTTTATATATGTTCGTGAATGATCGTATAAAAGTGGCTAATTTTTCCCCCCATTTTGTCCCCCCCGTAGTTTCCCCCCCTTTTTCGAGACATAAAAAAAGCACCGTAAAAGGTGCTTTTCTCATACAGATAGTGTGTCTAAAAACTGTTGTTCTTGCTCTTTCATCTCGTCGGTAACGTGAGTGTATGTCGATAATGTAGTCTTAGGTTCGTTATGTCCGACACGTTCCATAATCGTTTTTAACGGAATATTAGCCTCGGCTAACAAAGATATGTGAGTATGCCTAAAGGTATGTGTCGATACATGCTTATGGAATGGAATACTCTTTAATAATTTATTTAAAAACTGAATATCGTATGGCTGGCCACCATCTGTTACGAATATATAGTTATCTGGGTTATTATAATTCTGAACAATTTGCTTGCGTGTATGGTTTAGCTGTAACCACTCGACAAGTATTTTTCGAGCCGGCTCTCCTAGCGATACTTTTCGAGCTGAATACTCATTCTTAGGAGTTAAGCGTTCATTCTTTTGAGATAAGGTAGCATTTATATCGATATATGCTTCTTTAGCATTATAATCTTGTGTCCGTAATGCTCTTAATTCACCGATCCGTAAGCCTGTTAAGGATAAGAATTTAAATAAAGTGGCGACTCTATGATTCTTTTTATCGACTAGACTTAATAATGTATCTAATTCGGTCTTAGTTAAAAACTTATTCCGAGATGCCTGTAGCTGCTCTGGCGTCTTCGACGGCTTTCTTAGTACGACATCATCGAAGAGGTCGATATTAGAAATATAACCCATTCTTTTACCGTATTTAAAAGATTGTCTTAAATATCCATAAGCAGCTTTAACATAGGACCAGGATAATTCTGTCAACTTCTGATTAATAATGCGTTGTACATGAATAGCTTTTAATTGCGTAGCTATAATGTCGCCATTAAACCACTTTTTAATAATAACGGCATATTTGTCGATGTTACGCTGTGTCGTAACCTTTCGGATTCCACGTTCAGAATTAGCAAATTCGTCGACTAATTCGCCGATAGTCATCTGTTGTTTATGGTTAGCTCCATTAAGTATCGTTTCGATCTTATCGGATAAGATACGTTGCATCTCCTTATGAATAGCCTTCGTATTCTTAGACGATGTAGCATAGACCTTCTTATTCTTACCTGTCAAAGGATCCTTATAGCTCTCACCGTAACGATACGATAGAGTACCGTTTTTTAGTTTACGTTCCTCAATAAACATTAAGTCCTCCTGTTATTTCATCGACGAAATAATCGTATATAACGCTCGTACTTGTGTTTCCTCGAGATTGATGAGAAGCCTATTAATGTCCGCAATTAATAGCTCCTTATTGTACTCATCGACCTTCGGCATTACGATATCCTTCATCTCATCGAATTCAACATTAAGAATTTTAGATAAGGCTTCGATAATATGCTTAGGCGGCGATTTAACCTTACCATTCTCTAACATAGTATAAGACGTTCTTTTGAAAGAAGCATTCTTTAAGTCTTCTGGCGTAAGGTTAGAGCCTTTATCCTCGACAATTCTTCTCCGAAGTTCCTCCTCGATAGCTTTAGCAATAGCATCGTGAGTATTAAAACCTTTTTGGATACGAAGATCCTTTAATTTGTGTGCTCTCATAGTGAAAATCCTCCTATATACATATACTACTACAAAATCTTTATAAAGTCAATTACATGTTCTTGACTGAACACATACGATCATTTATAATATATTTATGATAGATAATAACTCCATCAGTGTTAGTAAAAAGGAGCTATATGACAACAAAAGAATGGACTAGCGTTACAGATTTGGGCAAAATCTTCGATATTGGAAGAACTAAAACGACGGAACTAGTACATCAAATGGAAATCGATCCAGAATATCGTGACAATGTTATCTCTTTTAGTCATCGTAAGAAAAGCGTTAATATTGAAGCGTTTAAAGCATATCTCGTTAATAAGGTTAGTCGTAAATGGGTTAAATAATATTAACTATGCAAAACTGATATAGTTAGACACGCATAACTTCATGACAAAAGTAGGTAATATCCCATTGAATCGCAAATTAAGCGACACATTATTATTTAATTAACGAGGTTTCAAAAATGACACTTAAAGAACGAATCCAATCCAAGACAACTGAATACACTATTATTAGCCATGAATACATTAAAGGTGAAGGTCATGTATGGACTGTTAAAAATAATAGTACTGGCGAAGTTAGCAAGAAAAATACACACGAGCTAACTGGCGGCCTCCAAACAGCTGCCAACAATTATAAAAATAAGACTAATCGTAAGCTTAAAGACGGCGCTAAGAATGTTAAGCACGGCATGTCTAATACTAAGTTCTATCGAGAATGGAAACAGATGAAGAATCGTTGTAACAATCCTTCTCAGCCACAACATGACAAATACAGCAAGAAAGGCTATTCTCCACGATGGGAGACATTCGAAGGCTTTTATAACGATATGTATGATACCTATGAAGAAGGCTTAACAATCGATCGTATCGACGGCGACTTAGGCTATTTCCCAGATAATTGCCGCTGGGCTGACAGAATCACGCAACAACGGAACATGAAGTCTAACGTTAGAATCAACTGGTTCGGTACTGATATGACGTTAGTTGAGTTAGTCGAAAGACACGGCTTAACTAACTACGGCATGTGCAATTACGATTTACGACGTTATCAAAATATGGGCTTTAGTTTAGATATGGCGGCTGTTATGATGGTCTTAGGATTTGCTACCGGTATCAGATTACTTAAAGGCAATCCTAAAGCTAAAACTGTTAAAGCTGGTAAGGAATTATATGGCGATGTATTCGGTACCTTAAGCGATCCTTTAAATCCAAATAATCTAGCGGCTATGTGTAGAACGTCAGAAGTAGCCGATATGGAAGCATTATAAAATAAAAACTATCCTCTACCTGGAGCAATCTAGGTAGGGGATCTTTTTCGTTATGTATAAATATTTGACGTCGCTCTGTATCGAGGTAGAATTTACGTTAGGATAAATCATACATGGTTAATATCAAAACTTCCGTACAGCTTAAATAAATGAATTTTATAGCTATTCCTGCATCTGAGATATATGTAGTTGGACAGTAAGCGCGGGCCGAGGCTGTAAAGCCGAGTATTGGTTATCCGTAGTTAATGTTCTTGAGCGATTTAAATAAAGCGTCTGTATTGGAAGTTGTTTATAGCTACAGTATAAATGTATCGCCATTATTTAAAACTTCCGTATAGCTTAAATAAATGAATTTTATAGCTATTGTTAAACGTTAGATATATGTGATGTTCGATCTAGATGTAGTTTAATTAGATAATGTAGGAGTAGCTGTTAATGGTGAGATTATTATGGAGTGTTTACTGGCGGCTGCTATTAGTGTTCTGGAAGTAGTTATACATCGAACATCTGTTCTTATTATCGATACGACATGAGAAGCAGTATTTCGCGGCCATGTTGTTAGATAATGAATGCCTGGCAATATATTGTGTAGTCGATACTTTATTGATGCCGGCAACATAAAACATTTGCTGATCGTATGTCGTTGCAGAAGAGAAAGTAGCCGCCATTATTAACCCACAATATATAATCCATTATTATTAGCTCCTACTACATTATCTAGTGACTCTCGATAATATGATGTAAGAAATGCTTTTAGCGTGGCTATGCTCTAAAACTACATAGCTTAAAGATTCTTTTGATTATGTCGATAATGGCTATTAAATGATTATCATAATATACATCGGACGTGATTATAACGTATCACATGGCGGCGACCTTAAACATTATAATAATATTCCATTAACAGCTCCACTACATTCTAATAGCTCCAACATTAAAATTATCTAATATCATTTTTTATATAAACAACATTTATCTAAACCTATATATCCTAGCTAAACTACATATCGATATTTAACTACATCATCATGGCCGCATCAAACAATATAAGATAATTTTCCCCCGTTTTCCTGTCGATAACCATAATATACTATGTAGAAGCACTATTCATCTAAACTATACCGAATGCATCTGCCATATATAAAAGTTATGGCTATAATATATTGTATCTAGCGACAACTTTAATATCGACTATAACATTTTTAATATAAAATTAGTGTCGCCATAACTTAAAGCTATACAAGATTTTTAGTTAAACTAAATAATATACTACTATCAACATTATTATCTAACACGACATCATATGTAGCTAAAACAGCTTATTAACTACATCTAAAGAGTCGCTTCGCTCCTCCTAATGAAACTAACTCGCTCACTTCGTTCGCTTCGCCAGTTTCATTTAATTTCACTACATCAAAAAATATTTTTTATAAAATGTAACAACTTCATATTTTTGTGAGTAATATATCATCGTAGAGGTAAAACACTTCCGAATGATTTATTCGTTCGCTGGCGCTCACTTCATAATCATTCTACAGTGATCGTCGCCTCAAGCATTAAAAATGTTCCTGGACATATTCCAGTTTTTTAAAAATATTGTCAATGACTTGCGGGCGACGAAAATATTTAGTATACTATATGTAGAATGTTAGATGTAGATCAACGTATCGAATTTGATCTGATTAAAAAAGTTGCTTTTTAGTATACTTATAGGCGCAAAACTTCAGAAGCTTAACAAAGCTAGGCAACTACTGGCTTGAAGCCTATTTGGAGGGTTATGCATTTACATAAGATACAATCCTTAACTTTATGCATTTGCATAAAGAAATAATTAACGATAAGAATATGCTATTAAGTTTCTTATATAGCAAATAATACATCAAAATCGTTTTAAAGCCAGATAAAATCTAGCTTATCATGCATTGGAAGGGTTACCCATTTGGGCAATATATTAGTCAACACTTTACCCATTTGGGTAAGAAAACTTAGTAGTAAACCTTTAATAAAGAAATATGCTATTAAGTTTCTTATATAGTAACAATACATTAAAATCGTTTAAAAGCCAGATAAAATCTAGCTTAATCCACAATTTCAACCTTACCTATTTAGGCAAGAAAATGACTGTAACTTTACCCATTTGGGTAAGAAAACTTAGTAGTAAGATTTAGATTAACGAGGTAACAATATATGCCACTAACAGAAACATTTGATCTATTTGATGAGGTCGAAAAGACTTATGTTCCATCTTTAGATAGTCCCGAAGCTATAGCGGAGAGAAATATCAGAGAAGAACAAGAAAATAAAGAACGTCCTTTAAAAAGAGACAAGTTTGGTTTTGAATATGGAAAAAGATTTAATATAAAACTTTTTAGCAGCAATAGTAAATCTATAAACTTAAACAATTATTGCTTAACAACTCGAGACGAAACTAAGCGAAGAAATGAATTATATAATTTAATTGAATCATATGCGATACTAGAAGCTTCAAGTGCTGGCAAAAAAAGAAATGGTTTTGATTCTTTTATTTCTGCATTAGCAAGAATAGGCTGTTATGTAAATTCTAATAATATTATCGTCGGAAGAAATCCTAATGATTTTTTAAACACTGATCGCTTAAAAGGGCTTTTAGCAGATAAGCCATTTAATATGTCTAAAACAACAGCTGAACAGTTTATTCGTTGTGCTAAAAAAGCCAAAATATTAAAGAAAATAGGGAAAAGTAAGGACTGCATGTATATGGTTAATCCTATAATTCATATGCCATATTATACAAAAATAAGTTCAGAAGTATTTTTTGAGTTTCCATTATCTTCGGAGTTATTTTTTAGTGACGAGCAGTTTAAAGCTCTAAAATTGGCGATCAATGATGGAAATTTTAGTAGAGACGAAGTTAAAAGAATAGAGGCTGGTATTAAATATGAACGAGAATAAAGAGCTTATAAAAAAACAACTTGTATATGCAGTGCAGGAGCATCGACTAATAGGCAATAATTTACCGCCTTCGCAATTAAGATTTGTTTTTGACGGCATTATAAAAGATCTCTTACCAGATTTTACAATTATATATACTTCTATCATAGAGAATCCCGATGAAATGCAAGAGCTATATGCCGCTTATATCAAAGTTAAGGATAAAGACGGAGTAATTTATAAAGCCGGCATGTCTCATAATTTAAATTATGGTGTATATGTAACAATAGAAGAGGTAAACAATTAATGACAGAAAAAGAAATTAGTAAAGAGAGCCGATATTTAACTAAAACTAAAAATAAAATCTCTAAGGCACTTATGAAAGAATCATCTCTCTGGATACATCATAAAGACTATCCATCTAAAGAAGCACTAGAACAAGCCTTTAAAGACGACCTACAAAAAACGCTCAAAGACCTTAATGTAGTCGATGTTTATATATTGCAAAATGACAATGGATATTCTAAAGCTTTTTTTGCAATTATTGAAGACGGTAAATATCAGTTCCAGGCGGCACGACTACCTGGTATATATGAAATTATGGCCGAAACAACTTTTGATTTTTTAAATATGCCGACACAGAACGAGGACTAATACTATGAAACCAGATAAAATGACATTCACAGAAAAAACTTTATTCGCTTTTTATGCCAACGCTGATACAGTAAGATCTTTATTTACTACTAGAGACTATATTTATTGTCTTATTGACACCGATAAGGGATGTAGTGTTAAAGCTAAGGTAAAACAACTCCTAAAAAGAATACGATTAGATATCAAATTGTTAGATGTTAATGTAAAAAGAAGAAAAAATCTAGTGTTTGATGAAATGGAAGTAGAAACCATAAATATCTTATTAAATATTGATGAAATTAATTATACTGTGAAAATCAATGTAGGTTTAACTGGCGAGATTACAATAGTGCTAGGTTTTAAATTTGCTGACAAACCAGAAGAAATAGCCGTTTAAACAGCTTAATTCAATAATTATACAATAATAGGTATTATCATGAGTAAGATATTTACGCTAACAAAACAAGATTTTGAAGGGCTTTTAATGGCTTGTAAATTTAATGGATATACTCCAATACGAGCTATCGACAAGTTATTAAATATCAAAAAGATAAAACATAGCTATCTCGACGTTAAAGTACTACATCCAATAGGACCTGGAGGACGAAAAGAGACACAATATCAATTCTTTTATATAGATGAGAATAATGAAGAAGTTAATGTTTTGGCCGATAAGAAAGGCTTTAGAGTAACGACAAACTTTTATTGCATGGATTAATAAAACTTCATCAAAATTTCATTAAAAATATCGCTTAAGACCATCATTCAGTGCGTAATATACCACTGAATGGCGAACAGCGAAGACAATTTAATAACCTTAGATCAGGCGCCAAGAGACAATCAACTCTGGCGCCTTTTCTTTTTAAGTGCGGACGACGCCATATCCCATTTATTTATTAGGCTCTACTACATTATTAAAGGAAACACTATTAATATTATGAAACTATCTTATCTAATACCAACAACAGAATACCTTACTAAGGAAGAAGAAAAAGCTCTATTCGAAGAGTATCATAAAACACCATCTTTAAGGCGCAAAAAAGAAATTAAAGAAGATTTAGTACTTAATCAAGCAGGACAAATAATCAGTATCGCTTCTATCTATAAAGATGCCGACGATATCGAAGACCTTTTCCAAGAAGGAATGATCGCAGTACTAGAATCGTTTGAAAGCTATAACTATACAAAAGAAGCATCGTTTACGACATACACAAGAAATGGCATCTTCCGGCAAATATGCTATTATCTACGGCGGAATAAAACGATTAGACTTCCCGCTATGGCTGTCGAAAAGCTTAAAAAGATTAATAAGGCAAAAGACCTTCTGACAAGACTCAATAAGCCAATTACGACAGACGCTATCTCCGAAATCACAGGCATTAAGGAGTTTAATGTTATCGAAATATTAAATAGCCTTACAGTCGAAGAACTAGATCGGTTACAAAATGATGGGGGGGAAGGCGAAACCTCTCGATTATCTCAAATCGAAGATCCGACAGCAGAAAAAGCACTCGATCAAGTACTCGAAGACCTTACACCACCAAGCATCGATTTATCATCGTTAACTGCACGAGAAAAGGCTGTTATCGAATTATTCTACTATAAAGAGTATTCGTCGAATAAAATTGCTAAAACACTCGGTATTAAACCTAGTGCAGTACATGAAGCTAAAAGCCGAGCATTATTTAAGCTACGCGAAAGCATGACAAAGGAGAAGAAATAATCATGAATCTTAAAATCAGAAGACAACGTCCTGGCGAAGAACCTAATATTTATATAGACCATGCTAACGACAACATCGTTATCGTATCGACTTTCTATTTGAGAGCCCTCGTATATGGGGGCGCTGGCATTCATATTTTTATTAGCTTATTTCATCATTTCTTTATTTAACTAAATAATATCTAAAGGAATACTATGACATATACAAAACAACAAAAGAATCTTATTAAAGAACTCCTAGATAAATCTAATAACTATTTAGAGCAACCTCTTTTTAATGAAGACCATCCTTATTACAATACAAACTTAGCCAGAAAATATCTTGAACGGTATAAAGAGGCTAAGATTAACCTTAAACAGTCGAATGCATTAACTAAACTATACGATCAAGATATCTCACGTTTCGACGACGAGGAACTACAGAACTTACTCCAGGAATATAGGCGTCAAGAAGTACAGTCGCAAAAAGAGTATATTAAAATTCAACAAGAGGTTATTAATACAATTAACCAGGTAGAGGATGCCCGCCATAAGTTATTATTAACTAACTATTATTTAAACGACATACCTTTAGTACAAATAGCAAGTAATTGGGAATTATCTTACACACAGAATAAAGGATGTACTTTTAGAGCTATTAAATATATCCTAGTCGAAGCCCTTAAACAAGTATGTGTTATTCTACAGGGAGATACTAATGGACGGTGAATTAATGATTATATTATTTTTAATATGCGTCGGTATGTATTTGCCGATGATCATATTTTCTTTAATCTGATTTTTGAATACGAACAACTACATCAAAACAATAAACGGCGGCCGAACATAATCGACCGCCTTTTAATTTTTATTAGCTACTATCACTTCTCTTATATATAACAATACTATTAACAATAAAATAACATTATCTAACATCTTTTCCCCTCTTTTCCCCTATAACAATATAATATATATACTGTAAGAGTAAAACAATACATAATACATACCTCCTATTATTTTTGTAACAATACTTTTACAGTGAATGTCATTTTTTGAATTCCTTTCTTCCAAAATTTACTAAGAAAAAAGATACCCTCCTAACAAGAGGGTACTTTTTTTATCCTTAAAACAGAACATATATTCGAATTAATATATACAACGAAAAGAGGTGAGACTCATTGCTATAACGCAAGACTCCAAAGGAAGAATCGTTGTAGATGGGTATACGCTCACTTTTAAACAAGCCAGGTTTTGTGAAGAGTATGTTTCTAATGGCAATGTTATTAATGAAGCCGTTATTAAAGCTGGTTATTCAAAATCCAGTCCATCGGTCGTAAATAGCATGGGCCTAGAGAACCTCAACAAACCCGCTTGCAAGGCTTATATAGCCGAATTACAACAACGATTTAAACAAACTGCTGACCATAGGGTAGCAACAATAGAAGAACGTCGTAATTTACTTACTCAATGGATATATAGCGACGATGTCAGATATAACGACAAACTTAAAGCACTCGATATCCTCAATAAAATGGATGCAGCTTATGAACAACGTATCAAGATGGACACTACGATTAATAATCCGGTCCAATCATTAACGACAGAAGAGCTCAGATCTCTAATTGAGAATGAACCCGATTAACTTTCCCTATGTGATTTTTAACATTTACGAACGCATACGAACACTAAAAGGAGGTGAGACGAATTTCTAAAGCAAGCCAAATGAGAATGACGCCAGAGTTAAAACGACGAATTCAGTACGAAGCAAAACTAGAATTAGCTCGACGTGACTTCTTCGATTATTGTGAGTTAATGGCTCCAGATTTCTATAAAAGATCGCGCCAATATCTTATTCACTTAACAGGTATTCTTCAAGACTTCGTATTCAACTCCTCTAAAAAAGTATTAGTAGTATCAATGCCACCTCGTACAGGTAAATCACGTACAGGTACATTATTTGTCGAATGGTATCTCGGTAAAGATCCAACACAAAAGATAATGACGGGTTCCTATAACGAAACCTTATCGACACAATTCGCTAAATCGGTACGAAATGCTATTCAAACACAAAAAGCCGATCCCTACGTTCCAGTTTATTCCGACGTATTTCCCGACGTAAAGATTAAACAAGGTGATGCGGCCATGAATATGTGGTCCCTCGAAGGACAGTATTCATCTTATTTAGCTACATCTCCTTCGGGTACGGCAACCGGTTTCGGGTGTTCCTTAATGATTATAGACGACGTTATTAAGAATGCCCTCGAGGCAAATAACCAACTTACTAAACAAGCTCATTTTGAATGGTTTACTAACACGATGCTATCTCGTTTAGAGGAAGGCGGCAAAATCATTATTATTATGACTCGTTGGGCTTCCGACGATTTAGCTGGTCGTATTATTAATCACTTCCAGGACGATGCCGAGGTCGTATCGCTTAAAGCACTCCAAGACGACGGTACGATGTTATGCGACGAAGTACTTTCCAGAGAGTCATACGAGGAGAAAAAGAAATTAATATCTCCCGATATCTTTTATGCCAACTACCAACAAGAACCGATCGACCTTAAAGGACAGCTTTACTCGTCGTTTAAGACTTACGATAAGCCTCCTCAATTCGAGAAGATACAGTCTTACACAGATACGGCCGATACGGGTACCGATTATTTATGTTCGATTATATACGGCATTTATCAAAAAGAAGCCTATATACTCGACGTGATATATACCAACGATCCGATGGAAGTTACAGAACCACTCGTAGCAAAACATTTGTTCGATTATAAGGTTAACGAAGCGTACATCGAATCGAATAACGGCGGCCGAGGGTTCTCTCGACAAATATATCATTATTTAACAGATTCTTATAACACTAACCACACAGTAATAAGACCATTCCATCAGTCTAAGAATAAACAATCTAGAATTCTTTCAAATGCTACCTGGGTAATGGAACATATATACTTCCCGTACAACTGGCATAACAAATATCCAGAATTTTATAAAGCAATAACTTCATATCAACGTGAAGGCAAAAACCTACACGACGATGCTCCCGATGCACTAACAGGCGTCGCCGAAAAGATTAATACACAAACTCCTATATTCTCTTTTGATTAATAAAGGATATCCAATGAATACTACCGAACAATGGATCGACATTATACGTCAGAATCGAGCATATCGGAACAAGAATTCGTTAAAGCCGAACTCGAAAAGTTTCTATTCTCCTCTAAACGACGCAAAATGATCCTTTCTCGAAACTATTATCTCGGGAAGCAGAATGAACCTAAGCATCTTATCTACACACAGAAGAATAAGATGGAAGATGCTTCTGGCATTATCCCGAATAATAAGATCATTAATAACTTATTCGACGACTTAGTCGACCAGAAAACAAATTATCTATTATCTAAACCGATCGATACTCAAACTAACGACGATATTGATTTAACTGAGTACTTTAATCCAAGCTTCCAGAATCTACTTAAAGAATTAGGTAAAGACGTATATCAGTGCTCTATCGGTTATCTGCATCCATATATCAATGATAAAGGCAAATTATCCTTTAAGCGTTTTAAGCCGGAAAACGTTATCCCGTTCTGGCATGATGACGAGCATAAACAACTCGATGCATTTATTTACTTCTACGACGTCGAGGTATATCAAAACACAAATCTAACGACGACCGAAACACACGTCGAATACTACTTACCCGAAGGCGTACATTATTACACGTACACTAACGGCTCTATATATCCCGATACGACTAAATACAATACGTCATATATTCAGAAGAACGATATCTCGTATAACTGGAAATCAGTTCCGTTGATCTGGTTTAAGCCTAATTCCGACGAGACATTCTTAATCGACCGCATTAAAACACTTCAAGATGCTCTTAATCAAATGTTATCTAACTTCGCTAACGTAATGTCTCAAGACGTACATAATACGATTCTTGTACTTAAAGGGTACGACGGTACTAATCTCGAAGAATTCCGACATAACTTAGCTAAACACGGCGTTATTAAAATCTCTTCGACTCCGGAAGTACAAGGCGACGTCGAAGCATTAAACGTTAATGTCGATGCGACTAACTACACGACAATTATTAAAGAATTAGAACGAGCTATCATCACGAATGGTCGAGGCTTCGATGCTAAAGACGATCGCATGCGTAATAACCCTAATCAGATGAATATTAACTCGATGTATTCCGATATCGATTTAGATGCTAACGAAATGGAAGCCGAATTCCAGGCTTCGTTACATAATCTCGTAGAGTTTATTAATGCTTATCGATCCCTTAATAATTTACCTTTAATAGATTCTATTAAATTTATATTCAATAGAGATTTACCTATTAATCAAACAGATACTATCGAAGCTATTAAGAATTCTGTCGGCATCCTCTCCGAAAGAACGTTAGTCGCTAATCATCCGTTTACAATTAACGTCGACGAGGAGCTCGAACAAATTAAAAAGGAACGAAAAGAAGTACTTAATCAAGATTATACGTACGAAGGTAACTAACTATGTATTGGGAAGATCGTTTTATCCGACAAAAAGAAGATGGCTTACTCGATGCGCAAAAGCAATTTAACGATCTTACGTCGATAACCGAGTATGCTCTCGAAAAACAAGTATCACAGATACAGTCGTTCTATCAGAAATATGCCGATACTAACGGCATAACACTACAAGAAGCCAAAAAACAATTAACGGCAAGAGAATTAAAGGCGTTTAAATTAACGTTAAAACAATATGTAAAGCTGGCACAACAAAAAGATTTATCACCTAAACAAATTAAGCTGCTCGAAAATGCATCGTTAAGGTCACGACTCTCTCGTATTGAAGCACTTTGGATACATACGCAACAGTTTGCCGAAGAGATGGCCGCCGACACTAATGCTCATTTAACAGATTTCCTTTCTAAACAATATGAATCTAATTATTATCAATCAGCATATATAACACAATCATTATTAGGTAAATATCAAACTTTTAGACAAGTACCTAAGAAACAGATATTAGCTACTATACGACAACCGTGGAATGAAAGTAATTTCTCCGATCGTATATGGCAACAAAAAGACGTCCTTATTAATAAGCTACGTCAAGAGATAACACGTTCCTTTATAGCACAAGAATCATCGGAACGCACGACAGAACGTATATCACAATCATTTAATACACAAATATCTAATGTACGACGCTTAGTCGAAACAGAAACAGCATACGTTCAAGAATTAGCGTTACACGATTCCTTTAAGGAGTTAAACGTAAAAGAATATCAGATCTTAGCGACGCTCGATACGCATACATCGTCTATATGCAGGCGACTCGATAAATACGTCGTACCGTTATCCGATTTTAAACCCGGAATAACGGCGCCTCCGTTTCATCCATATTGTCGATCGACGATGATACCGAACGTACCGCTTAACTCACGAGCATCCAGGCCAGATCAGAAGACAAAGTACATACCCGATATGACTTACGAAGAGTGGAAGTCCGATTATTTAAGATAACCGGCGCCACTCTTATTATATTGTCTTTTTCTTGTTTGAAGACGATAAAGAACAAGCAATAACAATTAATCAAATGTGAGATGTGACTCACGAGAATCAAACGAAACGTATTAATTTAAGGAGCTTTCCCCCTATGACTAAAGAACAACTATTAGCACTTAACCTTACCGAAGATCAAGTTACAGCAATCATCGAAGACTACGGTAAAAACTATGTATCTAAATCACAATTTAACGAAAAAAACGATGCATATAAGCAAGCTAAGCAAGAAATTGAAAACTTAACAAACGATATTAACACGTTATCTAAAGCTAACGAAGCGAACGAAGCATTACAACAACAAATTAAAGATCTTCAAGACGCCGCACAACGAAGAGAAAGCGATTATCTCGAAAGTATCAAGACTATGAAAATCGATACGGCAATCGCAAGAGAAGTATTAGAAGCCGGCGCCATGAATACAACAATATTAACAGGCTTATTAGATCGCTCTAAGATCACTTACGATAACGAAACTATCACCGGTATTCAAGAACAAATTAAATCTTTAAAAGAATCCGATCCTTATTTATTTAAACAAGATTCTATTAAAGGCGTTATTCCAGGGGGGGAAGCAACACCTAAAACCGACAACGGTTTAACTAAGGAACAATTTAATAAATTATCTTACAAGGATCGCGTAGCTCTTCAAGAGCAAGATCCAGACCTTTATAACGAATTATCTCATTCATAAGGAGAACATCTTACAATGGCTAACGAAACAAAACTAGCAAATATTATTAATCCTCAAGTTATGGCAGATATGGTATCTGCTGGCTTGCCTAAAGCACTTAAATTTACTCCGTTCGCAAAAATCGATACGACTCTCGTAGGCGTACCTGGTTCCGAAATTACTATCCCTTCCTGGAATTACACTGGCGCAGCTGAAGAAGTAGGCGAAGCAGTTTCTGCTACAGCATCTGTTATGACAGCATCTACTAAAAAAGCGGCAGTTAAAAAAGCCGTTAAAGCTATCGCGCTTTCTGACGAAGCAGTTCTTTCCGGTTATGGCGATCCTGTAGGCGAAGCTACTCATCAAATCGTAATGTCTATCGCCGACAAATTGGATCAAGACGTATTAACAGCTCTCGGTACAGCTACATTAACTTCTACCGATGCTAAACCTATTTCTTATAAAGGCGTAGTAAATGCAGTCGATAAATTAGCTGAAGAAAGTAACACTGAAAAAGTTCTTTTCGTAGCTCCTTCTCAAGTAACGACTCTTCGTTTAGATCCAGACTTCATCGATCGCAATAAATACGGTAACGACGTAATGGTATCTGGTGAAATCGGTATGGTCGCTGGCTGTCGTGTAGTCGTATCTCGTCGTATTAACGATACTGGTGCTACTATCGATAACTTCATCGTATGCTTGACTCCAGAAATCGAAGACGGTACTCCAGCACTTCCAGCAGTTACAGTCGTATTGAAACGCGATATTCAATTAGTTACAGCTTATAAAGAATTGGAAGGCGTTACTAATATCGTAGCTAATAAACACTATGCAGTAGCTCTTACTAATGAATCTAAAGTAGTTAAAGCAACATTCAAAAAATAATATAGGTTAAATAATCATGGATAACATCAAAGAACTTATTCGCTTCACGACACATTTTAACGTGACGCCAGAATATGACTCTGTTCTTCAATATATCTATGATGCGGAAAGGCAATATCTTCTCAATATATTAAACGACGAAGAGTTGCCTTCCGAACTATCTGGACTGCTCGATAAAAGAGTAGCCGCAAGGTTTATCGACCACCATAAAGACACGATTCTTAAAGAAGCAGATCTCCAACCAATCACCAGATTAAAAGAGGGCGATACGGAGATTGAGTTCGGCGGCGATAATACCTTATCAAATTTAACAGCTCTTACATCTAAATGGTTATCTTTAGAAGGTACAGAAATAACATGTTATCGAAAATTAAAATGGTAGCTCGTCAACATATCGAGCGTCTTTATACAGATACATGTATCCTTACTGAACAGAAGAAAGCCATACAAGATCCTCTTACTGGCATAATTAAGAACGGCGAACTCGAAGCAATCAGTTACCCTTGTCGAGTTTCATTCAAAACTCTTCAATCTAACGACATTATCAATAAGCTACCATCTTCTTCTCAAATAGTAGTCTTATTCATTTCGCCCGATCTCGAGATTAAGCCAGGTACCGATATCGAAGTGATACGTAATGGCCGACACTTCGCTTATACAGCTTCCTCACAAGTAGCGTTATACGATACTCACCAGGAGATCCAATTAACGCTTAAGAGTAAACATAATGGCTAACGTTACAGTCGACCTCTCGGGTTTCGAAGATTTATTAAAGAAGACGCAAGAGCTTCAGAATAATATATCTTCTCTTAACGAAGAAATCACCGACAACTTAGCACAACATTATTTAGCCGAAGCTATAGCGAATACACCAGTCGGTCAACTACAAATATCACCGGACGGTAAATACCGTTCCGAATCGGAACACATGAGACGATCCTGGGAAGCAGAACGTATTAACGATACGACTGTTAAGGTACAAAATACGGCTTCCTATGCATCGTATGTAAACGACGGCCATAGACAAAAACCAGGACGTTTTATACCCGTACTAGGTAAACGTCTTACCAAGTCGTTTGTTAAGGGCTTACACATGCAAGAGAAGGCAGAAGCGGCTACGAGAAGAGCTTCAGATAAGATTATGAAGAACGCGCTCGACGACTACTTATCAACGTGGAGCAAATAATGAACTATATCAACGAAATTATTGACGGCATAGCTAAATCATTATTTAACAGTTTTAAATATCCTATATACATCGACGAGATTAAATCAGATGCACAATTTCCTTGTTTCGTTATAGAAACGCTTAATACAGAACAGAAGCATTTACTAGACATTCGTTATGAACGCAGAAATGACTTCGATATTATGTTCTTTATATCTGACGACGACTATATCGAAGAGCAGAAAGTACAGATTAATCCGATCACGGAAAGCTTATATTTCGACTTAGAATACATAACCCTCTCCGATGGATCACTACTCAACGGCATCGATATGAGTCACAGGGTAACGGACGGCATCTTACATTTTAAAGTCTCTTATGAGTATCACATATTAAAAACTATTAAAAGAGATCCTATGCTTAATTTAAAACAACATCAAGAGGTAACAGATAATGCCAAGAAAGAAACAAACTGAAGAAGTAGTAGATACTAATATTTTAGTAGAAGAAACTGCTGCTCCAGTTCCTACTTTTACTCCAGAAGTGATTATTGCTTCTGAACGTTTTAAACAATACGCCGACTTAATTGCCGCTGTCATCGAAGATCGCGAATACAGCATCGAAGAGGTCGAAGCTTTACTACAAGATACTCTCAATAAACCGATCGTTGAAATTTTTAACGATTAATTATTTTAAATAAAAGGAGAACTACTCAATGGCATTAGGTGGCGGTTACTGGCTATTTCAAAATAAAACATTGCCAGGCGCATATATCAACTTCGTCTCCAAATTAAAACCATTCGCAGAAATCGTAGATCGCGGTTATGCGACTATGGCACTTTCCTTAGATTGGGGCGAAACAGGCAAAATTGTACGTATCGAACAAGAAGAATTCCAAAAGGATTCCCTTCGTATCTTCGGTTACGACTATGCACATGAAAAAATGAAAGGTCTACGTGACTTATTCATCAATACTAAAACATTATACTTATATCGTTTAAATTCCGATGCAGTTAAAGCACAATCTACTATCGCTACGGCTACATGTGGCGGTGTACGTGGTAACGATATTGCTGTCGCAGTAGCGGCCGATATTAACGACGCATCTAAATACACAGTAACGACTTATTTGAAAACTGACGGCGTCGTTAAGAAAGTCGACGAACAAACTGGTTTAGCTACTCCTAAAGAGCTAGTTAACAATGCATTCGTTACGTTTAACGAAATGTCCGCATTCACAGCTCAAGCAGCTACTTATTTAAATGGCGGTACTAACGGTACTCAAGTACAAGCATCCGACTATCAGAAATATATCGAATTGATCGAGCCGTTCTACTTCAACGTATTAGGTTATGCCGGCACAGATCAAACGATTCAAAACTTATTTATCGCATTCGCTAAACGTACTCGTGAAACGACAGGCCAAAAATTCCAAGTATGTCTTTATAACAACACTAAAGCTAATTACGAAGGCGTTATTTCCTTAGCTAATAAAGTTAATGATCACGCAGCTGAACCTGGTTCTGGTGTCTACTGGTTAACTGGGGGGGCCGAAGCATCTTGTCCTATTAATAGATCCCTTACTAACCATGTATATGATGGTGAATATGATTTTAACGTACAGTATAAACAATACGAATTAGAACAATTTATTAAAGGCGGCCAAATCGTATTCCATAATGTAGCCGATTCTGCTTCCGGTAACGTTAAAGGCAACACTCGTCTATTATCAGATGTAAATACATTTACTAAATTCTCTAAAGAACGCACTAAAGACTTCGCATTAAATCAAGTTATTAGAGTCCTCGATAATTCCGCATACGATGTAGCTCGCTTATTTAACAACTACTACTTAGGTAAAACTCCTAACGATAAAGACGGTCGTATTGCTTTATGGAACGATATCGTTAAATTATTCGAAGATTATGCTAAAGTACGTGCAATTAAGGAATTTGAATCTAAAGACGTTCAAATCCCGACAGAGGGCGACGAAAAAGGTTCCGTAGTCGTTAACTACGAAATTAACCCGACAGTCGCTATGGATAAATTGTATGCTACTTGCTACGTGAAATAAGGAGCTAATTATTAATGGCAAATGTTCAAACTATGCTACCAAATGATGTTATTCGTGCAGTCGAAGCTCGTGCTTACATGACTATCAACGGTAAACGTCGTTTGTTGCTTAACGCTAAAAAATCGAGATTAAACTCGATAAAACTAAAGAAGAAGTGGCTATTTTAGGTCGCATCACTAAAGGCAATAAATCTGTCGGTGCTAAAGGTACTGGCTCTATGACTGTATACGATAATACACCGATCTTCACAGAGCTTATGCTCGATTTCATGAATAAAGGTAAAGACGTATACTTCGATCTTCAAGTTACAAACGAGGATTCTAATTCCGCAGCCGGCAATCGTACAGTGATCGTTAAAGGTGTTAACATCGATAACTTTAATCTTACGTTAGCCGATGCCGACGGTAAATACCTCGAACAAGACGTAGACTTCACATTCGAAGGTCTTGAAATCCCAGAAAACTTTAAAGAATTAGACGGTATGCAAGCCTAATTCATAATATGTAAATCTTAGATAAGGGGGGGCCTTATGGCTCCTTATTATTCTATACAAGGAGATTAACCCTCTATGGCAGATATTAAAACTATGTCCTTAAATGGTTTCTTTAAATCTAATGTAAAAACTCTACCCGATCTTCGTGTCGTAGTATCTGAACGCTTCACTAACGAAGACGGTACTCCGATCGAATGGGTACTACATCCTATTAGCACTAAACGCGTCGAAGAAATCACGAAACGCAATTCTCGTACTACGCTTAAGAACGGCAAGAAAGAAACGACTGTTAACGAAGAAAATCTTAATGCCGAACTCCTCGAAGAAGTCGTATTATTCCCTCGTTTAAACGATGCCGAACTACAAGACTCTTACGGCGTTACTTCCGTTAACGAATTATTAAGCGTTATGTTATACCCTGGCGAAACTCAAGTATTAACTAAAGCGCTACAAGACGTAATGTCCGGTGTTAAAGCTAACGATATCGACGAACTAAAAAACTAATAGAGGAGAATCCCGAGGCATATCTCTACCATAGGGCCCTCCAAGATTTACATATACGTCCGCTCGAATTAAATTCTATGGATGATCAAGAACGCAATTTTATTTTTGCTTCGATCGCGATGAGAGAACAGGAGCGGGCCCACATCTCTAAAGAATTAAAACGAAATAAATCAGGAGTAGAATATGTCTATACTATCTAACACGATTAAGTTAAATAACGGTGTTTCTCCTGTCTTAAAAGATATAACTCAAACGGCTAGTAATGCTTCGACCGGCATGTCGAGTTTTGCACAACAAGTTACGAATACTGGTAATGCGGCCAATAAAGCAAATGGTTCATTATCTAACCTTAAAGCGATCTTCTTAGGTTCTTTAGGGGGGGCTAATATAGCGGCGGCAGCTATTGCTAAAGTCGGCGATGCAATCAGTGGAGTATTCGAAGCCGCTCAAGAATTTGCTTCGATACAAGCACGATTAAAATTAGTAGCCGGAGAGCAAGGCAACGTAGTCGGGTTAAATAAACAAATTTATGAATCCGCAAGGCGTTCCCGTACTGAATATGCTTCGATGGCCGAAACAGTAGCGACGTTAGCACAATCGGCTCATGACGCATTCCCCGATCCTAAAGAAGCTATCGATTTTGCCGAAAAGATTAACAAAGTAATGGCTATCGGTGGTACTACTGGCGTTAATAAGAAGAACGCTATGATCCAGTTAACACAAGGTTTAGCTTCTGGTGCATTACAAGGTGACGAATTTAGAAGTATCGCCGAAAATGCTCCGATGATTGAAAACATCATTGCTAAAACTATGGGCGTTTCTCGTGGCGAATTAAAGAAATTAGCCTCTGAAGGTAAGGTTACGGCCGAAATTATTAAGAAGGCTATGACAGATAATGCGGCCGAAATTGAAGAAGCCTATCGTTCCTTACCTCATACATTCGCAGACTGGGCGACAGATATTAAATCAGTAGCTCAATATGCCTTTGCTCCATTATTTAACGTTATTAACGATTTAGCTAATTCACCAGAATTCAGACAATTTATCGATAGTATCGAAAACAATATCCAATACTTAGCTCCGATCATTACTAATATAGCTAACGAAATATCGTATGCATTTAAACAAATATTAACAGTCGGTCAACAAGTATTTAGTTGGTTACAAGAAAACGGTGAAATCGTTAAAGCTGTATTATTCGGTTTAGCAACCGTTGCTCTCGTATATGCCGCTAACTGGGCCGTAGCTACAGCTTCGACTATTGCGGCGACTATTGCACAATGGGAATTAAATACTGCTATGTTAGCTTGTCCGGCGACCTGGGTAGCATTAGCTATTATGGCTATTATCGGCGTTATTTATCTCGTAGTCGATGCTTATAATGACTGGGCCGGTACTTCGGTAAGCGTAGTCGGAATTATCGGTGGTTTATTCGGCTTCTTATTCTCCGTTATTCATAACGGTATTGCTTTTGTATGGAACATGTTTATTGCATGGGCTAATTTCTTAATGACTGTATTTAAAAACCCAGTACAAGCTATTAAGAATTTATTCGGTGACTTATGGAATAATATCGTCGATTATGCCGTACAAGGTATTAATGCGATGATCGATGTATTATCGAAAGTACCTTTCTTAAAAAATCTATTATCGGGTGTCGGTCATGTCGTAGCCGGTAACTTCCACGTAGAAACGACTAGCGGTCCTCTTAGCGACTATAAGATGAATTATACCGATACGATGAACGAAGCTACTTACGGTTATAATTTAGGCCAATCCGGTGCAGAACGTATCGGGAATATCTTTAAAGATAACGGTAGCTGGACTAACGGTAAAGAAAGCGATATCGACAACAATAATAAACGTGATGCCGTAGCGAATGCTGCTAAAGATACTGCTAAAAACTCTAAGAAAACGGCTAAAAATACCGATAAAATGGCTAAAGGTATCGAGTTGACGGCCGAAGAAATTAAAAATCTTCATGGTTCTTACTTAACAGATGCCGTTAAAGAATGGTCTAACCGCACAATTAATTTAAATGTCGTTAACCATAATAATATCGATTCTGACGTAGACCACGGCGCATTCACGACCAACTTCGTAGCCGGTCTAAAACAAGCACTCGAATCTAATCCTACGACTGGAGGTGTCATCTAATGAAAGGTCAATATTATTTCTATATCGGCAATATTCAAATTCCGATCCCTCCAGAGCAACTTAATATAGCTTTTTCTAATAAGAACGAAACAGTCGATTTATTGAGTACTGGCGAAGTTAATATCCCGAAGGATATGGGCCTCACCAATTATTCGTTTAGACTCTTGTTGCCGAATAGCAATTATCCATTTAACCAATCTTTATTATTTAAATCCAAGAAGGCAAGCTACTATATCGATGAGATCATGAAAATGAAGAAGGCTAAACAACCTGTTAATTTCATCGTGATACGTATGAAGCCAGATGGCACTATGTTGAGTATGGTAAATACGAAAGTAACTATCGAAGATTTAAATACAGAAGAAGCCTGGCAACATGGTTTTGACGTGTACTTAGATATCGTATTAAAAGAATGGAAATCATACGGTACTAAGAAATTAACGACGACCGAAAATGCTGACGGCACTAAAACACAAAAAACAGAACAGACTCGAGAATCTGCTAAGACGCCTAATAAAAATGTCGAAGCTCCTTCTGGCGGCATTAAATCGACATTACAACGAGTTATTAAGAAAGAGTTAGGTAACACTAATAATTTATTTGCGATAGCGGCTTTAAATAAAGTAACGGTACCTTGTTATTTAGCCGGTAAACAAGCGTTACAGTTATACGAGAACGGTAAAGGAGTTAAATAATGGCGGCGACTACTCAAACATTAACAGTTAAGCCAGCTCCTTTATTAGTCGACTATTCGTTAATTATAAAAAACGATAAAGGAGAGTTCCTTATCGATCCTCAAGACGGGGGGGTTACGTTAGATCGTAGTCCCGATCTTGCTCCGGCTAAACTTAAATTTAAAGTCTTTAAGGACGAAGTACTCGATTTCGAAGAAGGGAATCAAGTTACGTTCGCCGTTAACGGTGAAGTTATCTTCGTCGGCTATGTATTTGAAAAGAGTCGTAGCAAGTCACGATTTATCGAAGTCTTATGTTACGACCAGCTTCGATATTTAAAATCGTATGGATGCTATGTATTCGATAATACGAAAACAGCTTCGGAACGTATTAAGGCCTTATGTGACGATTTCGGCATTAAGGTCGGCGATATAGTCGATACGAAAGTTAAGATCGATCATGTATTCGATAATAAAACGGTACAAGATATTATTCAGACGCTTCTTATGAAGTCGACGATCGCATCTCCCGTTAACGATAAGACGAAACATAAACCGATCTATGTCGTATACGACGATAAAGGCCTTCTATATATAAAAGAGATGGACGATATGATAACCGAAGTCTTGATCGACGAGACTCAAGTCGAAGACTACGAATATGTATCGTCGATCGATAAGAATACCTATACTCAATTATTAGTAGTACGTGAAGCGCCTGTTAAAGGCAAGAACAAGAAAGAATTGTTGCGTACTGGCGGCGCATACTGTAACGATAACATTAAACGCTGGGGGGGCGTACTTCAAAAAGTGTATAAACCAGACGAGAAAGATGTTAATGCTATCGATAAGGCGAAGAAGATGTTAGAGTCTTTATCTAAAAAACTCATACCTTACGACTAAGAGGAGTATTAGGTGATACATCGTTAAGACCTGGTAGCGGCATCTACGTTAATTTTAATTTAGGTGATCAGTTGTTAAACGAATTAGTATATGTTAATGCAGTCGAACATACCTTTAAAAATCATGAACACCGAATGGATTTAGAGTTGATTTACTTCGACAAACAACAGCCTAAAATCGAAACGAAAGATTATGGCGATGCTGAAGTTAGAAAACGTATCGAAGAATATAACAAGAACAAGCATAAATCTAGTAAGTCTTCGTCTAGCGCGTCTAAAACGTCGAATGCAACTAATTCACAAGTTCAAGCTGGTATGAGTGCTATCGAAGGTACTTCTTATCCGGTCGATCCTTCTAATGGATGTGTTAACCGTGCTTTAGCCGGTGCTAGTTACTATAACGCAGATTGCGCCGATCTATATATCAAGGGATCGATAATGTCGATGATATGGAAACCGGTTTAAATGCTAAAGGTTATGTTTCTGAAGCATATACTGGACAAGCTAATGCTGGCGATATATTAGTATACGGCGATAATCAACACGTCGTTATTGCTGACGGTAACGGTGGTTTCGTCGGGAATAGTACTAGTCGTGGTTACGTTATTCAAGGGAACGACGTTAATTATGCATTCCGTAACGGTGTAGCTCCGGTAAAAATCATAAGAACGGGTGTTAAATAATGAACAACGATTATAATAAAATACTTAATTTATTTAAAGAAATAGCTACGAATACGATAGATAGTGCTGTTCCGGTAAGTATTTTAATAGGCTCTGTAACACAAGTTAACCCGTTAGTTATCTCGTTAGGGGGGGCTAATTTACCGATCCCGGAAGAACGTATCGTATTAACGAAAAACACATGTGAATGGACTATGGAAATGTCCGTCGATCATATCACAGAAAATAGGTCCGGTGGTGGTGGCTACGCAGAATTTGCTAGTCATAACCACGAATATAAGGGCCGTAAGAAATATCTAGTACATAATCAGTTGCAAGTAGGCGATAAAGTACTATTAATTCAAGAAACCGGCGGGCAACGATATATTGCCTTAGACCGTTTATATAATCCGAATGTGGGGGTGTACGACTAAATAATGGCACTTACTCCATCTAATTCTAACTACGACGTTTTCGATCCGACTCTAATTAGGAAAGAACCTTCTTATACGTTTAGAGTGCGATACGAAGACGACTACAAATTACTCGACATGTGTGACGATATCGAAGCCATGAAGCAAGCAATTTACAAAATCATTAATACGCCACGATATAAATATCTTATTTATAGCTGGGACTACGGTATAGAACTCGAAGATTTAATCGGCGAAGCTATACCGTATGTTTATGCCCTTATCGAGCAACGTATTAAAGAAGCCTTACTCCATGACGATAGAATCACCGATGTCTACGACTTTGAATTTTCTAATAACGAAGGTTCAGTCTTATGTATATTTACATGCGACACCATATACGGTGTTATTAGCAATATCAGTAAGGAGATTAACGTTTAATGTACGAAAATAAAACATACGAAAATCTATTAGCCGATATGCTATATCGTGTTAACTCTAAATACGATAAACGTGAAGGCTCTATGATTTATGATGGTGTAGCTCCGGCCGCGTTTGAGTTTGCCGAAGCTTACATCATGGCAAGAGCTATTATTAAACAAACGTATGCTAAGACAGCCGATCGCGATTTCTTAGCGTTACGTGCAATCGAATTTAATATTGTCCCTCGTGAAGCTACGACAGCCGAAGTTAAAGGTAAATTTAGCCAAGCAGTCGACATCGGTACTCGATTCAATTATGAGGATATTAACTTCCGAGTAACAGACGTTATCGATTTATCTAACAACGAATTTAAATTAATATGCGAAACTCCTGGAGCTAAAGGTAACTATTGTATAGGTCGTATAACACCTATTAATACAATACCTGGGTTACAAAATGCTGAAATTAAAGAAGTATTAGTACCGGGCCAAGACGAAGAAGATACGGAAGCTTTTAGGGAACGCTATATCCGAGCGTTAAAATCTAAAGCTTATGGTGGTAACGGCGCCGATTATAAAGAAAAAGTATTAACGATTGCCGGCACTGGTGGATCTAAAATATACCGATGCTGGAATGGTGGCGGTACTGTTAAAGTCGTATTAATTAATAACGAATTTAATAAGCCGTCCCAAGAATTGGTTAAAGAAGTACAGAATGTCTTCGATCCGACTCCAAATAAAGGTAAAGGCTACGGTTTAGCTCCGATCGGACATACCGTTACAGTCGAAGCGGCACAAGAAGTCGTTATTAACTACGAGATACCGGTCGTAATGACTGCCGGTCATGAACCTAACGAAATTAAAGAAGAGCTTACTAAGCGTATCGAAGAACGTTTGAAAGCACGTCGTAAAGAATGGACGACTCAAGACGAGAATCAATACTTAACGGTTAGAACTTCTATCGTAACTTCCTTAGCCGTCGATTTAGATAAAGTAGTCGATGTAGCGATATTAAAATTAACGGCCAAAAAGTTAAGCGCCTCGACTTACAGCCTAATCAAATACCTAAACTCGGTACTGTTACATTAATAAAAGGTTAATCATTATGACAGTATTCGATAATTATAAACGCATCATCGATTTATCCGAATTTGCCGTTCCGGTATCGGGTAACGTCGCCGAGATGCAAGAAATATACAGAGTCGAGAGCATCGAAATGCAAGCTTTATGGAACACGATGGTCGAGATTTTTAGGGAACAGTTTATTATGACGGCTGAATCTCATGGCTTAGAACAATGGGAATCTCTCCTCGATATTATCCCCGAAGTCGACGATACGATCGACGACCGACGCTTTAATATCTTATTAGCTCTTGCCGGTCAACGTCCTTATACCGAGATAAAGCTAAGAGAACTTCTCGACGGTATTTGCGGTAAAGGAAACTATCAGATAATCGAAGATTATAAGAACTATAACGTTCATTTTAAAGTGGCTCTCGGCGTTAAACGTCAACGTAATGCCGTTAATAAGCTATTAAGAGATTTAATTCCGATGAATCTGATATACGATGTTGAACTACTCTATAACCGTCACATCGATTTAAGCAGATATACGCATAAAGAACTCGCACAATTTACTCATTTTGCATTAAACCAGGAGGTTTTACCTAAATAATGGCTACATATACAAATAAAATAAACTTACTTAAACCGGCCGAAACAGAAAAATACGACGTAAACCTCAGAAACGATAACTGGGATAAAATCGATAAAGCTATCGGCGATACTAGCGATGCTCTTAAAAAACACAGAGAGCTTAGTCCGATCGACCATCCAGACGGCTCCGTTACGACTCCGAAGTTACGCGATAAATGTGTAACGCCGGCTAAACTTAGCGAAGAACTTAATCTCAAGTTAAAAAACGACTTCGTTAAGCGTAGTGGCGATACAATGCAAGGCAATTTAACACTTAATAATTCAAGTATCGGCTTTAACAATGGAACTGGTATTTATGATACAAAAATTAGGATTGCTTCTAATGGCAATTTTGATATCGGAGTAACGGAAGATTCCGCTAATAAAAATGCTACTTCTCAGCTATTGCTACACAGCCAAAACAAGCCTAAATGGTACAATTCGGCTAGTGGCGGTAAAGTATTAGCGACTGAAGAGTATGTAAATACCGAAACAGCTAAATATTTACCGTTAGCCGGCGGTACGATGAAAGGCGATATTACATTTAAGCGTAACCAATCATCTATTAAGTTAGATGGTGGCCCTAATAAAATGCATACTATCGATGTAGGCGGTACAAGCGGCGAAAATCTCGATATCGGTAATGCTAAACAAACAGCAGAAGCTAATTTATGCTGCTATAATCGTCCAGGCTGGTACGGTAAGGATAAGACTAATACGTTTAAACCATTCTTATTCGACGACGATATGGTAATTACTTCCGGTACTATTGCTCACAACCAATTACTACCAATTCCAGAAGGCTTCCGTGAAGACGAATGCCACTGGATATTAACGGTAGCTGAGTCTACCCTTGATCTCAATGATAGGAATAGCACAATACATATAGAAAGCGGTGCTTTTGGCGTAAGTGTAATCTGTAAACGTGAAGGCCGTAAGGTTAAAGTCGGTACACAATACCATACTGGCTCTGGGAATGTAGACTACTACCGAGGTTTACTATTCAAGCCCGGTACTGCTAACTATGTATGTATTTGTCGACGTCGTTTCCAATAAGGAGTTTAGATAATGGAACAAGTTAAACGTAAAGACGAAACATTGTATCTAGGCTCCGACTGGGCTCGAGGTTACGAAATTAAGGGCGGTTTCGATCTTAAAGATGCGACTGTCGTATGTAAGTTCCGTGATAAGAACGATAACCTTCTTTTCGAAGCAGAATGTACGATCCAAGAAAATTGTATCTTCGTATCGGTACCTTCTGCACTTAGCTTAACGATGCCTCGCACTATACGACAAGGTCGCTACGATATTTTTATCGTCGGGGGGGCAACGTTTACCCATAAGATCATTATGGGTTCCGTTACTTTCGTTCCCGACGTTAGTATGCACTAGGAGATTAATATGGGTAAAAATATAGAAATTATCCCGATCGAGATAAAATGTCCGAAGCCTACCGAAGTCTTATTGTACGGCATGAAGAAAGGTCCGAAAGGCGATCCCGGTAAGGACGGTATCGATGGTAAAGACGGTCTTCCTGGACCGGCTGGACCTCCAGGCCCTAAAGGTGATCCTGGCGATCCTGGTACTCCCGGTGAAAAAGGCGAACGTGGTGAACAAGGCTTACCTGGTCTTAAAGGTGATCCAGGCGAACAAGGTCCTCAAGGCGATGCGTTTACCTACGACGATTTCACTCCGGAACAACTCGAACGACTTAAAGGTCCTAAAGGCGACAAAGGTGAACCTGGCGAACGTGGCGAACAAGGTTTCCGTGGTGAACGTGGTGAAGCCGGTCCTAAAGGATCGCAAGGTGAACGTGGTCCTCAAGGTCCGCAAGGGGGGGAGCCGTTTACTTACGATAAATTTACGACCGAACAATTAGCTTTACTTAAAGGTCCTAAAGGTCCGAAGGGTGATACTGGTCCTCAAGGTCCTCGAGGCGATGCTTTTACGTATAACGATTTTACCGAAGAACAGTTAGCACGTCTTACTGGTCCTAAAGGTGAACGTGGTGAAGATGGTCGTAAAGGTGATAAGGGCGATCCTGGCGAAGTCGGGCCGCAAGGTCCGGCTGGTCCTCGTGGTTTAACCGGTCCAGAAGGTCCGCAAGGGGGGGAACCGTTTACATATAACGATTTTACGAGAGAACAGTTAGAGCTATTAAAGGGACCTCAAGGTGATAGAGGCCCGCAAGGTCCTCGCGGTAAGGATTTTAAATACGAAGATTTTACTCCAGATCAACTAAACTTATTACGTGGTCCTCAAGGCCCGATAGGTCCGAAAGGCGATCCTGGTCCGATAGGCGATCCATTTACATATAACGATTTCACTGAAGAACAGCTCGAAGCACTCAAAGGCCCTAAGGGCGACGATGGTCCGCCCGGTCCAGTCGGTCGTGCTTTTACTTACGACGATTTTACACAAGAACAGCTTAAAGCGTTACAGGGGCCTAACGGCCCGAAAGGTCCTAAAGGTGATCCCGGTCCTAAAGGCGATCCGTTTACCTACGATGATTTCACTGAAGATCAATTATCTAAATTAACAGGCCCTCCAGGTGAACGTGGTCCAGAAGGTCCTCCTGGTCCAGATGGTCCTCGTGGTGAAGCCGGTCCTCCAGGGCCAAAGGGAGACGACGGTCCTCAAGGTCCTCAAGGTAAAGACGGTAAGCCATTTACTTACGATATGTTTACAGAAGCACAACTCGAAGGTCTTAAAGGCCCGGCCGGTCCTAAAGGCGATCCTGGCGAACAAGGCCCTATTGGTCCAGAAGGTCCTCGTGGTTCTAAAGGTGATATCGGTCCAGCCGGTCCTCGTGGTGCAGATGGTCTTCCGGGACCTAAGGGTGAGGACGGTCCTCCAGGTCCTAAAGGCGACGATGGTAAACCATTTACTTACGATATGTTTACGCCGGAACAACTGAATGCATTAAAAGGCCCGGCTGGAGAACGCGGCCCAGAAGGTCCTCCAGGCCCAGCTGGCCCCCCCGCCCCCCCGATATATCAAAATTCGTTATTAAGACCGACTTCCAGTTAATTATCGACGAATTAAAGAAAATTAATGGAGGTATTTAGTTATGCCGGAACAACATGTCGAATCAGTATTAGCCGAACTTAGGAAATTCGAGACTCATATTACAAGAATAGGCGACGCTATTATAGAAAAAGGCGTTCAGTCTCATCGTAAACTATATGATTTTGCCGACGAGATTAAGAAAATTAAAGGGCATCCTTATAGCGATGCTATGTTATTAGCTATTAGTAATGGGATGGGCGTAGGCCTTACCGACGAAGAAATTACGAAAGGTATTATCGATTTTACAACTAATAACGTACAAATCAATTTTACAGAAACCTCTATACCTATTAATAAATATAAAAATGATAAGACTATTAAGCCGCTTCATACTTATTTCCGTGTAAATACGATAGGCAATTATGCTTTTAATGGCTCCAACTTAAAAAAATTAACGTCGCCTATTACGACTAAAATAGGGCTAATGACATTCGAAAACTGTAGTGAACTAGAAGAATTAAATCTAGGCGGTTTCAAATATAAACCTGGCATCGATACTAGTTTTAGTTTAAAAAATTGCCCTAAGTTTAAGAAGTTAATCGTTAATGATGATTCTAATATCACTATGTCAGATTATAGAAATAAGTTAGCCGTCGCTAATAACACGTTCGAAATCTATACGTATAGTGGTAAGAAATATAATAAAGTAACGTATAGTTTTGAGTAAGGAGTTAAATAATGAATCAAATTAGATTCGGCGGCATCCCTTATCTACATCTCGACGTGTATCAAGGACACGATCATGTCTTTAATATTCAAGTCGAAGATGATAGTACTAAGGAGATTATCCGCTATCAAGAAGGAGTATTAACGTGTAAGGTACGTCGCAATAACCCTCAAGGTGGCGTCGTACTTACGTTAACTCCAAAATTTAATAATGATACTAACTGTGTCGACTTATTATTTAACAGTGAATGTACATCGACTATCGTTTTCTCCTACGACAATATCAAAGAGGAAACATTCTACTACGATATTCGTTTAGATCACGAAGATAAAGACGAAGTAGTATGTTATGGTGAAGTGCTATTAAAGGCGGGGGGGTGTAGTCAATGATTAAATTAAAACGTGGCCATGATAGAAATATTGTTTTATCTAAAGAGGCCCTTAAAGAGATTCGTGGTTTATCGGCTTATGAAATCGCTAAACAAGAAGGCTTCACTGGTACCGTCGATGAATGGTTAGCATCGCTTAAAGGTGCTAAGGGGGGATAAAGGTGATGCGTTTAAATTATCTGACTTATCACCAGAAGAATTAGCTAAGATTAAAGGACCTCGAGGAGAGACCGGTTATCCCGGTCCTCAAGGCCCGATCGGTCCAAAAGGCGAGCCAGGTCCTCAAGGTCCTCGTGGTATTCAAGGTCCAGAAGGACAACGTGGTGTACAAGGTGAACGTGGTCCGATTGGTCCACAAGGTATCCCGGGTTTAACTGGTCCGATTGGACCTAAAGGCGATAAAGGTGATCCTGGTCAAATGGGTTTACCTTTCACATACGCCGATTTCACTCCGGAACAGATTAACGCTTTACGCGGTCCTCAAGGTCCTAAAGGTGATCCTGGCGAAGTCGGTCCTCAAGGTCCTCGTGGTGAAGTCGGTCCTACTGGTCCAGCTGGTATAAAAGGCGACAAGGGTGATCGTGGTGAAGGTTTCGATATCTTTAAAACGTATCCTTCTTTAACTGCTATGAATAACGATTTAAATAATATTCCGTTAAATAAATTAGTTATGATTAGTTCGACTACTGACGATGAAGATAACGCTAAAGTTTATTTAAAAGAAGCGACCGGCCTTACATTCTTTATTGACTTAAGTGGTGCGCAAGGTATTCGTGGCGAAGCCGGCCCTAAAGGCGATAAGGGCGATGCTTTCAAATATACCGACTTTACAGCTGAACAATTAACTTTACTTAAGGGCCCGAAAGGTGATCGTGGTGAAGTCGGTCCTCAAGGCCCTAAAGGCGATCCTTTTAAATATGAAGATTTTACTCCGACTCAACTGCAAGGCTTAAAAGGACCAAAAGGTGATATTGGCCTAACTGGTCCTCGTGGAGAACAAGGTATTCGTGGCGATATCGGTCCACAAGGTCCAAAAGGTGATGCTTTTAAATATTCTGATTTTACGCAGCAGCAACTCGAAGCATTAAGAGGACCTCAAGGTTTACAAGGCCCTCAAGGTATTCAAGGTCTTAGAGGCGAGAAGGGCGATACTGGTTTAACCGGTCCTACCGGTCCTCGTGGTGAAGCTGGTCCGATTGGTCCGACTGGTCCACGAGGTCCGAAGGGCGATGCCTTTAAGTATTCTGATTTTACACAACAACAGCTCGAAGCATTACGCGGTCCTCAAGGCCCGAAGGGCGATAAAGGCGACCCTGGTCCTCAAGGTCCACAAGGTATTCAAGGTCCTCCTGGTACTGCTGAAAATATCGACTTAACTCCTTTCGCTAAGAAAACCGATTTAAATAATTATGTAACAACAGTTAGTGCGAATAATACATATTTAAGTAAAACAGATGCTAATAGTACATATGCTACGACGGCTAGTTTAAATAGCTATGTAACGATAGCGGCAGCTAATAGTACATATTTATCTAAAACCGATGCATCTAATATATATGCGACTAAAGCTAGTCTTAACGATTATGCCACTAAAACAAATCTTAATAGCTATTTAACAACGGCTAACGCGAATACTACGTATCTAAGTAAAAACGATGCGGCTAACGCTTATGCTACTAAGACTACTTTAAATGATTATTTATCTAAAACGGATGCTTCTAATACGTATGCTAAAAAAACAGACTTAAACAGTTATGCTGCTAAAACTAGTCTCAACGATTATGTATTAAAGAATCAATATAATAACGACATAAATTCTTTATTAACTGCATTTAAAAATGTTAATGATTAAGGAGAATACTATATGACAGTACAAAATATTATTAATGAAGTAAATAGTATTCAAATTAAGAAAAAAGCTATTAAAGAAGCTATTACAGCTAAAGGTGTAACGTCCGAAGGTAAATTAAGCAAATTTGCCGACGAAATTAATAAAATTACGACTAAGGAACCAGACTGGTATATCGTTAATAAATTCCGTTATGAAAATGGCAACGAAGCTTTATATGTCAGAACTAGCGATAAAAATGCGATTAGAGCTAATAAATATCAGATGGTCGAGATCGGTGGCGGCGTTACTAAAGATAATGATATTCGTGGTCATTTTAATTATGGTTATAATAACGACATTGGCATCACTAACGGAACTTACTTTCCTCGAGAAACAGCTTATCGTAGCTTTACGACAAAAGATAGCTCTAATGTCGTATTTAACGGTCATAACGACAATCTTAAACTAAGACTTCGCAACGGCAAGGAAATAGTCTTTAACGACGTTAATGCTTACAACTGGCTAAAAGGCTACAGAAATCAGCCACTAGCCGATTATAATACTCTTTATCTAAAATCTGACGGTTTTTCTGAAAGAATTCCAAAGAATCTAAGCGATTTTTTAGCTCCGACAAATAAATCGACTACGTTAAAAGTAGGAACATTTGGAGAAACTCCAATCTTATTAATAGACTCATCTATCATGCTTCAAGCGATGAATTTAAGAGAAATGTCTAAAATCGGCTTTATTTCCTACTCCGATAAGACAGTCGATACTATTTCTTTAGCTCCAGTATATTATGCAAATAATGAAATTTATGCTCCATTTTATGACGATAAAGAACGGTATTATGGAAATTTATCTCCAGGTAATTACGTTCACTTATTTAAAAATTATATGTTATTTATCGTATTTATTAGTGTAAACTATGTTATCGATAATAATGGTCAGCAGCATAAAAATATCGAAGTATGTATCTACAAAATCACTGAAAGAGATGGTTCTAGGATAGACGTTAATAAGATCGATAATAAACCATTTGAATTATATTTAACCTTCTCTCAACAAGCACAACAACAGTTACAACAAGCCTCTGATATTAAAGCCTTTAGAAAACAAGTATTAGCAGCTAACGGTACTCCGGAGGCATAATATTATGAGTTTAACGAACAATAAGGAGAGCCTATGACAACAGTAGAAATTATTATGTCGATTATTGGCATTGTAACGTTAATCGGTGGTTTTATTAAAGCGATCCATAGTATCGAAGATAATCAAGCCGATCGCAAGGCCTTCGAGAAGAAGACGTTAGCGATCCTCGAGAACATCAATGAACAATATAAAGAATTGCAAAAACAGATAGAGGCTTCGAGGGAAGATCGCCGAGCACTCGATCGTCGTATCTCGATAGTAGAGGAATCTACTAAATTGAGTCATACACGTATCGATAACTTATCCGACAAGCTTGAAGCCTTACGAGACAAAATTAATAAATAATTTAAATAAAGGAGCCTTTAACGGGGGGGCTCCTTTTATAATACGAGGTTTTATGTTCAATAACGACAAATTACAAGCGATAGTTCAGTTAATAGCTGTCGGCGGTCTCGTAGTCGCATTAATTATGTCGATACTATGGGATCGAACAGAATTATCGACAAATATAGCTTCTGGTTTAGTCGGCTTCATCGGTGGAGCCGCAATTATTCGTAAAGGAGAAGACAAATGGCATTAGGCGATTTAAGTGCGGCATACGAGTCTAACGGTAGACCTGGATGTGTTAGCACTGGATATGGTGATTTAGGCGGTATTAGTTACGGAGCTTATCAATTAGCTAGTAATGTGGGCAGTGTCGACGCATTCCTAGAATGGGGGGGCATTTTATATGGTGGTTATTATACTGATTATGCGAATAGCTTAAATCAATACGATATTAATAGCGATGCTTTTATTAATCAATGGAAGTATTTAGCGTCAGCTGATCCAGAAGGCTTTTTAAGAATGCAACACGACTTTATTAAAAGCGAATACTATGATCGAGCATGTCGATATTTAGCTAACGAAGGTTTCCATGCCGATAACCATTCTAATGCTTTAAAAGATGTTATCTGGTCTAGAGCTGTACAATATGGACCTGGTAATGTGGTCGATTTATTTAACGAAGCATTAAGATATGTACCTGGTTATACTGAAGAATGGAACTTATCCTGGGTAGATGCATTACGTTTCGATTATGATTTAATCGTCGGCATCTACGAGTCTAATAAAAGTGACGAATGGATTAGTCCGCGATTAGGCTACGATGTACGTCAAGGCGTATACGATCGTATGGATAATGAAAAACAAGAAGCATTAGCTATGTTTATGAAGGAGATTTAAATAATGAATGATTTAAGTAAAAAATCGTTAACGATGCGGTCGAACTGGCTAAAGTAAATGCTCTTAACGTATTAAAAGGTCTTAAATTCGACGATATTAAAGCTTTAGTCGAAGCAGAAATGACTAGTATTATTAAGCCGTTAGAAGACGAAATTAAAACGACTTCTTCTTACTGGGTTAAGATTCGTAACCGTCTATATATATCTATATTAAATAATAGTATTAACAGTATCGTTAATAGTATTCAAAAGAAAATTAGAGAAATGTAGTTAATTAAATTAAGCCTGGCTCAACAGCCGGGGGGGCTTTTCTTTTTGCCTTCATTATGCTACCATGAATTTAATATGAAGTTGTGTTTATAGGAGGTTTTATGTTGAACGTATTATTGGGTTTAATAGCTGCCGCATTGGCTGTGATTTGTTTTTTAGCATTCTTTATTCTTGCTCCTCATTTGTGCATATTTTTAAGTAGTGTGATTAGTATAGTTTATTTAGTAAGGAGAGATTAATATGTCATTACATACATTGATTATACAGGTATGCGTTGCTATATTTGTAACGGTATTTAGAAAAACTACAGGTGTTACTAGCGATACAAGAACATGGACAGCAGAAGGTCGAAAGCAAGTAAAAGAAGAGCAAGCCAAAGCCAAAGCACTCTATGAAGAAAGACAAAATGCAGAACGAACTACTAAAAACTTTCTCGAAACAATAGAATCCTGTTACAATGAAGAAATATTTGATCCTAAGGTTGGAGAGACTGGTAAAAATCTTGAATTTAATTTAATTAAAGTAAGAAGATCTGTTATCGATCCCAATAAATATAAAAAGAAAGATATTGACAGAGGCTATATAACTGCTAAAAAAATTTTACAAAATAGTAAGTATGATGTAGTATCGTGTAGATATTGTTCACTAAAAAATTTATTGGGGGGGGACATCCCTAAATTTAATCATGAAGACATAATAGGCCCGTTAATTAAAGATACAGGTTTTATTAAAATTCGTGAATTTTCAGATTTTAAATATTTTAATATAAATCCTGACAAATCACGAAAAGGTTTAATGGATTTAATTTTTCAGACTATAAAGAAAAAATATCCTAACGTCAATAAATCAGATTTAAAGTATGCTATATTTAAAGCTAGGAGTGAATATACTAAGATAGAAGAGTTAGAAGCAATTGCTTTTCTAGTTGAAGTTAAATCTTAATCTGATTAGTTAGAAGAAATTGTAAATAGGTATTATTTCGATGATTAATAGTATTTCCCCCCCATCCGTTTCCCCCCCTTGAAGATAGTTAATTATATAATAGTATATATTTAGTGGTTTTATTAGGTCCCATCCTATTATCTCCGCCACATTAGAAAGCCCTTTAGGTTATGATATGTACCCCCCCCTTTACTGGATAACCAGTAAAGGGGTATTTTCATGAGATATAGTTATGAATTTAAAAGAAAAATATGAGTTAGTATGCCAAGTTCTTTCTGGTCAAGGTTTAAGGGCAGTAGCTATTGTAGCGGGTATTAACTCTGGATAACTGTATCAATGGGTTCATAAATACAAAACTTTGGGATACAATGGTCTTATTAATAAACCTAAAGGACGACCTTTATTAGCGGACTTACTAATTGCTAACTGCTGTGCTTTAATCGCAGAATATTCGCCTTCAATGCGATTTAATTCTCTTGCTACAGTAGAATGGTGAACACTGATTAAGCTAGCAATTCTGCGAACAGAGTACTATGAGCCGGAATGTGGAAGATTTATCAACCAAGATCCGATTGGATTGGCTGGTGGTAGTAACCTCTATTGGGCTTTACAAAACAGTCAAATGTGGGCTGACACATTAGGGTTAAGTTCTAAAAAATCGCCTGGAACATGTAATGATCCATGTGCAGGACAAGATCCTGCCGGTGAAGCGGCTGGCTAGCAAGGAAGTAAGGACTATTCAGGTGTAGATAATTGGAAAAATGTTGTCCTAGAAAAAGGGACAATATTGTTTACACTGTATCCACATGGGCCGACAGGTATGGCTTCTGCCCATGGGAATTATTTTGTTCGAGGATACGCTGTACGTTCTGCAAGAGGAAATGCCAGAGCATTTAACGATTCTGTACAGGTGAGACATAGTGGAAATGCTACTGCCGCACGTGACATGAGAAAACAATTACATATATTTGTAGTAGAAGAAGATATTTGCGTAGGAAAATCAAAAGCAAATAAAAAATATGGCGATGGGGGGGGAGCAACCCAATATTATATTCGAGATATGGATAAACCGAAATTAACAAGTACTGGCAAACTTCGATCTTTCAGGAGGTAAAATTACATATGAATCAAATTAAATTATTTATACAACAAAAAAACATTGTCATCAATAATCTCTCCTTAAACTTTAATGATATTAAAGACATTAAAGAAAAAACTAAATTAATAAATTTTAAAAATATACAAGAAGGTATTTATTTATTTCAAGAAAATATTTATTACCTTGGAGAAGAAGGAAAAATATTTATTGACATATACAAAAAGGAAATTGATATCTTATTTAATGACTATTTTTATTTAACTAAAAACATCTTAGAATCAAAAATTATTCAAAATTTTCTTAATTTATATCCTCCTTTAAAATCATATTGTGTACTAAAAAGTGCTCCAGTACTCGAATTTAAAGGACCTGAATTGGCATGGAATTCCCTTTTGTTCATCTATGACTCCAAACAGGCGTCAATAAGGCTGAATATTTCATTCTAAAATTCTAAGAAAAATATGGTATTTAACAATTAGCTATGACGCTTATTATCGTGGTAATGGACGCATCTTTCTATCTACGGTACTGCATAACTTTGGGGGGGGAAACTACAAATACCTTACTTGACTACTCTATAGATGATGAAGATTATATTTTTTATCAAAAATCTATTGGCAAAAAATTTAAGAAATTTCGGCTTTGCAGATAACCGAGAAATCCTTATTGATGAACTGGGAAGAATTTATTTTATTCCTGATTCTGGAGATTTATATTATTTGGGAGGTAAATTTTATGAGGGATTATATAATTTAATATTTAGAACTGGAAATTCATTTATCGTAGAGGAGGATGGGGGGGAACTTTTTGTAGAATCAGAAGTAGGTATTTCACCAGGAAATATGAATATTAGAGATACTGAGTAAACATAGGTTTTCCCAAGCTCTATTGCCCCCCGTAAGGTCGTTTCCCCCCCTTTCAGACAGCCTCGACGGCCAACCCCCCCCGCTGCGGATTACCGAGTTCAAACGCGATATATTGGGATGCTTAATCCATACCCTCGTCCGTGCCGCCAACCACCACAGCATCACCTGCTTCTACTACAACGGCAACCGTACCGCCATGACTTGTCCCTCTCACAAACCTCAGAGCGTTCAAAAGGAATGGTTGACATATCTGACTCAAGAGGATATTTTTTTTCAAAGACAAAGAAACAACTATTTGCCATGAAAATAGTAGTTATTAGGAAGAATTAATGGTTAATTCTATAAAGAATATGACTAAGGTTTAACTTAAGAAAGTGCGAATTGTTAAGTCAAGATCCTACAGTAGGTAGCAAGGTTATATGAGGTAATTAAAATGAAAAAGCTTTTTTAAATCTAGAAGTAATTGATGGTTATCCTCCAGTATCTATGGAAAGCATTTGGGCAGAAGTGACTGAAGAAGGCTATCTTAAAATAAATAATATTCCTTTTTATAGCAAAGAAGTCTCTTTTGGTGATATTGTTAGCGTAATACAAAAGGAAGAAAATTACTTACTATATGATAAAACTATAATTTATAGTAAAAATAGTACATTGCGGATTGTTTTCTTTAATGAAAATCAGAAATTTAAAGATAAAATATTAGCTAAACTAATAGATCTTGGATGTGAGTCTGAAGCATTTAATGCAAATTTCCATGCAATAAACATACCAATTCAAGTAGATATAGAAGAAATATATATTTTCTTAGATGAGTTTGTGGAAACTGACGATTTAGATTATGACACAGGGTATTTGGCACAATAATTTGTGCAAGCTATAACTTGGTAATATCGTAATATGTAGAAAATTCTAGCATTGTTTACGTAGTAGAAATTTTAAGACTATGTAATACCAGCCACCTCTTGCAAGAAATCCACCCGGACGGAAGATATACTTAACATGGAGAAGTTGAAAAATATGATAAACGAGGAAAATAACCTTTCCCAATGGAAAAATTGTAGAAGCTGTTGATGATTTTGTACAAAATCCCAAAAAACAAAGCCAAATTAAAAAATGTTGCTGAAGCAGCTGTCCAAAATTTTCCAAATAACACGAGAGATTTCTTTACTACTTTAAAAGTATTAGGAGGATCAGATGGCAGCTAAGATTTTTAAAATAAGAGATTTTTTAGAAAACGGTACTTTTTTAAAGGATTTCTCAACCGAAAATATATCATGCTTCCTAAAAGAGAACAGCAATGAGTCATTCGGAAAGGATATTGTAATGTATTACTTTTATTTTAAGGGATATGATATATCTTTTATATACGATGAAAGTAAAGGTATACTTAAGGGAGAGCAAATAGAAATCTCTAACCATAAAAAAATTAAGAGTAAAAGAATATCTTCTATATTGACATTTGAAAATTTGAAATTAAGCAAATTAAATGGGGATATACATTCTATATATCAAGATGATGATGAGCTTGTCGTTTTTCTTCAAAATGGATTAAATCTTTACTACAACAAATTTAATAAGAAAAAATTTCTACTTACAAAAATAATTAGCCCAGACGAAAATTCTAGAAAGTTAGTAAAATCTACTATGAATCTTAGAACAGTATATTGAAAATATATTTGTAAAACTACTTAATATAAATTCAATCAATAGAGAAAAATGGGTTTTTCCATACTTTAAAACTACGTATTCTGATGGCACGTCATTTATGGATGGGAATCCCATTTTTTCAGCACGAGCTCCCAATAAAAAGAAAATTATAAAAATCATTGTAGATGATAATTATGATACTATATATGATTTTAATAGTTCATTTGATGAAAATTTACTGTATACAGTGATAGTTCCTATTAAATTAATTGATAATATAGATGTTTTAATAACAAGTTTTCTACTATCAGAATAGCAAGCCGTAGCCCGTATGAAACATCGAATCCTGACGTAGGGTGCGTGCGGTACGCACATACGCGGTTTCGCCTATCGAAGCCCCATCACTGGAGCCTGCATTCTAGAATGTGACTCTCAACATGGAGAAGTTGAAAAATATGATAAACGAGGAAAACACCTTGGCGCATTTTCCTCTAAGACTGGCAAACAATTAAAAGACCCTATTAAAAACAGAAGGATAGAACGGTGAAAAAAATCATAAGATTTATATCAAAATTCGAAAAAAATGGAGAAAAATTTATTGAAGTCATACATTTTAAGAATGAACCACCTCTTAATTTTCTACAAAAAATTTTTCATGAAACTAGCCCGATGTATGAAGAATATTGGATATCAAATGAAGTTGCAAAAGTAATTGAACCTTATTTATGTGAGAAAATAGACATAAATAATTATGACTACTTCTTATCTTGCGAAGAAGATAATATTAGTTATTTGAAAGAATGAATGTATGATTCTATAAAGAATATTACTAAAGTTTAACTTAGGAAAGTGCAAATTGCTAAATCAAGATCCTACAGATAGGACAAATGCTTTACATCCTTTATTTACAATAGAGAGGTTTGTTATGTTAGATAATGATTTTAAGGAGTATCTTAATGATGAATTTGGTAGAATATTCCCAGAAAGTCAGGAGGAATATCGTAAATTATTCAAAGAGTTAGGTTTTGGGGGGGAGGTAAATCATGACTTCATTGAATTTTGGGCAACATATAGTGATGAAATTTATGGGAAAATTGGATATTTGGTTGATTTAGCAATGGACTTAGAGGATTTTTCAAGTAGCCAAACAGAAATTTTGAGAAAAAATATTGGCTTACCTGATAATTATTTTTCCCTGTTGAATAATGAGTTGGATGATTATATCCTGTATGATAAAAATACTGATGAGGTTTTTTTTGTAGAGGCTCCCACTATTCAAAAGTTTATAGAAAATAAACAATTTAGCAAACATTGGGACAACTTTGAATATTTTATTAAAGATTATCTAAATTATAATGCTTAAGATGTTTGAGCAGCCGTAGCCCGTATGAAACCTCCAATCCCGACAGCTACGAACCCTTGGCACAGGTACACAACCGGACCAACATAGTAATAAATACTCTTTAAAGAATGCACATAAGAAGGATAAATTATGTATTTAGATCAAGTAAATTATGAATTAAACAAAAAATCAATGATTTTGTATGTAACTCAAATGATGCAACTACGCCGGAGGAAAGCATTGATATTCTGAATCAAGCATGGGAACTTTTACCCAAACCAGCCACTCAATTCGTTGAGCCTACTTCGGCAATCGCCTGTGGTATTTCAGAAAATTATAAAAAATTAGGTGATTATCAAAAAGCCCTTGAGTGGATGTTAGTTGCACTTGAGGCACGAAAAGATGAACCTGCAGCAGGTGTGTTTATATGGACAGGAATCGTTTATTACGAATTGGGTGATATGGAAAATGCCTATAAATATTTTGACCTAACTTATAATGAGCTACGTTACACACCTTTCTCTATGGAAGACAAAAAATATTGGCAATTTTATAAGCAACGTAAAGAAGAATTAAATCCTAAGAAAAAAACCAAAAAGTAAGATTCGATATTTTCAGACAATCTTTTTTGTACCGTACTTAACCGCCGCTACGCCTACGACCCGGATGTAGTATAACTAGAGGGAAATATACTATGAAATATCATATTGAAGATTTAAGAGACCAATTACATAACCATAACTGGATTGTTTTAAAAGAATCAGAAGGAAATGATTTAGATATATCAGAATATTGGACTATTCGTCATAGATACCAACCAAACAAAACTTGTACTCTGGCTTTTGAAGGAATGGATGACTTGGAAGTTTTACCAATCGAAAAAAGTTATGCATGTTTTTTATCTGAAGAGCCAGCTATATCATTATACTTTTCTAAGAGCATTAAGTTATGGAAGAGAGATTTAAATACATTCATTTTAAATCTGAATTCTTTTATAATTTGTTAATTTTAAATCCTTCAAACTATATAAAGCTAATCAAAATCCAAATAACTGTAAATGTTTCTAGCAAGCGTAGGTTGGGTCTAGAACCAACAGCCTAAAAAGGTTGTGTGAAAATTTTCAGACGATCTTTTCTTATGTGTCATCCTTACCGGCTTCGACTACAACGAAAACGGTCAGTACCAATGGAAAGTGCCGTCTAGAGAAGAGAACGCCCGAAACGGTTTGTCCGGCAGCAGACAAATCAACTACCTGTATTACGGCTGGGGGGGCAAACTGAAGAACGAAACCAACACATCCGGAAATGCTCACCAACCCTTCCGATTGCAAAACCAGTATTGCGACCGCGAGACGGGGCTGAATTACAACCTATTCAGGTATTATGCACCTGATACGGGTCGGTTTGTGAATCAGGATCTGATTGGGTTACTTGGAGATGAGTATTTTTATACATCCGCTCCAAATGTTATGATTTGGATTGATATATTAGGCTGGTTCAAGTTTAAAATATCTGCAAAGAAAATTGAATATACATTAGGACATTTTAAACATAACCAAAAGTCCGTTGATAAAGGAAAATTATCATGAAGCTATTATCTAATAAGATTAAAATTGAAATTCAAGATGATTTAAAGTTATTATGGGAGATAGAAGGTTGTATATTTACATACTCACCTATTGACTTTAATTACAATCTAATACAACTAGAAGATGGTAATTTTTTATTATAGATAAATTCAAAGTATATTTTTTTTCATGTTCGAAAAAAGCTTTTTCTTTAATTTATGAAGCAGAATACGAAATTCAATTATATTTTTTGATAATCAAATTTACATTACTGATGAAATTAAACTAATTTATCTATCTCATAATGGAAATATTATTTGGATATATTGGCACTTTGATTCTATAGATTTTATAGACTTTGTAGAAAAAAATAATTATCTTTCTCTACATTCTTCTAATGAAATTACAGAAATTGATAGAAACACTGGAGGAATATTAAAAAGCAAACAATAGTTTGCACAAAACCTTCAATCACAACATAGAAGCGTGTGCAGTACACATGCTGTTTCTGTTATTGTCTTCTGCTCACAAACCCTTCCGATTGCAAAAAAATCCTTGTCCGTACTGGCATGTAGTTACTGCAAAAATGGATGGAAATCTTAGTCAAAAAGAAATAATGGAAATGGTACATTTTCTTGGAAGTATTACAAAGATAATGTAACCGAACAACATAGGAAATAGTATCATGACAACTTTAGAAGATAAGATCTTTACTTTAAAACAGAATCATTTAATGAAAAAAATGAAAGAAATTCATTTTTTGAATAATTTAATTTCAGATTCTGAAAAAACTATTCCATATCCACTCTCATGTGAAATAATAAATCGTACTTTTACCCCCTATAGAAATATAGAATTATCAAAAGAAAATTTTAGTTTATCGATAAAAAATGAAATATTAAATTTTTTTGCACCAGAGGAAAATGATATTGCTTATGTATACTTTTATGGAGGAATAAATGATTCGGCTGAAATACCAATAGAATTATTCCCCTTGTTTATTATCAAAATAAAAAATATATGCAATTGGCTAGAATTAATAAACAAACCTAATTTTTATTGTTTAAAATTATTTAGTAATAAAATAGATAAAGTTATCGATATATCTCTACTCGACAATGAGGAAGATGTGTTATCTATTTCTATTGGACTGAACGCTTAACTTTTTTAAAATAAATAAACTATTCCAGCAGAAGCAATCCTTTGCCTTGTATAACTTAAAGGAGTTTCCTATGAAAGAATTATTAGAAAAACTTGAAAATAATAGGTTTATTTATAAGGTAAGAATGGATCTTGAATTCGATGTAAAAGACTATCAAGAATTATTAAAAATTTTAAATGAAATAAAGCATTATACTCATAATCATGATCTAATTGAAAAAAAACTAGCGTCTTATTTATATGAAATACCAAAATTAACACATATTTGGTATCTCAATTTAAAAGACGATCCAAATAAAAATAAATCTTCTATTGTTAGTCAACTTGAAGATGCATGGATAGAGTTAGATTCAATAATTGGAGAAGAAATTCTTGGTCAAGGACAATAAATACCTCTTAACAAACAGTAGTCGTAGGTTAGGTCGAGTTCCGCTAAATATCAAGGTTATCTGAAATCAATTTTCAGACGACCTTTTCCCTATGCTCTCCTCACTTGCTTCAACTATACCGGCTGGGGGGGTCTTCTAAAAAAGGACGAGCGGGTTTATAAGGATGCGAATCAGTCGTTCAGATGGCAAAACCAATATGCCGACCGTAAGACGGGGCTGCACTACAACTCTCGTTTACGACAAATATTTAACAAAGCAAATAAAAAAGTAAATAAATGATTGGAAAAACAGATTAAATGTTTTAAAAGAAAAAGCAAAAGCTGAATGTTCTAGATAGAATTGTTTGGAGAGTAAATATGAATAATCTTTTAACAAAACTTTTTTTGAAATACCAAGACTACCCTAGTTTTTTTAGTAGTAATCCAATCACTTCAGTACATGACTTAGGTTCTATGGGAGAAACATTATTAAATTTAGCCGTTAATTCTCAAGCTAAAAAAGATGTTATCTTACTAATAGAAAATGGTGCTAATATCAATCAACAAGGCGAATTAAATTTTACTCCTATTCAAAATGCTTGCCTTCACGGAAATATTGATATTATTAAAATTCTTTTAGAGAATGGTGCTAAAACAAATATAAAAAATGAGTTTGGATATGATGCAAAGCATTATGCAACGGAAGAATATCATGATAAAAAAAAGTCTAAAGAGATAATGAATTTATTGAGAAATTATAAGTAATTGAATCATATTATTGGCGAGCAACAAAACCGTAATAAGGTCGCTGCATTACAACTTCTCCAGGTATTATGAGCCTGATGTAGGTCGGTTTGTGAATCAGGATCCGATCAAATTAAAGGGTGGGCTGGGGGGGAGTTGTACTATTAATGGAAAAAGAATTATTATGTATTTAAAAAAATATGAGACACATCCTGATTTTTTAGGTGACACTATTAAAGATATAAATCAAGTAGGAGGTATGGATGATACAGTTTTACATATTGCAGCTAGAAATAATTCTTTAAATGATGCTCTTGTATTTCTTCAAAATGGGGCATTGATCGATCTTAAAGGTGACTTAGGATATACCCCCCCCTACATTATGCATGTATGTTTGGAAATATAGAAATGGTGAAATTACTCCTTGATAATGGATCTGATAAAAATATACAAAATGAATTTGGAGAAAATGCCGTTAGAATTGCAATTAACTCATCCAGCGAAAATAAAGAGAAGATAGTAAAGCTATTAAATAATTTTAAAAGCGTAAATAAAAAATAGATAATAAATCAATCAAATGGTGCCATATCTTAAAATGTAGAAAGTAAGACATGAAAAAAAACAATCTAATTGTATTAATTAAAAATCAAATGTCAGATAAACAAAAAAATGAAAATGCTTTACATTTAAATACACTTTTACTAAGCTCGATAGAAAATCCTAGTATAGATAATGATTGTTTCATAGAATTATTTAGCTATTATTCCAACATATCCCAAGGAGAAGTAAGTGAACTATTTAATTTACTGCAATCTTTAACCAAAAATGAAATCAATATAATTCATGATTTTTTAGAATATATTTCCAAGTTTATCAAAGACTTAGGACTATGTTGTGAATTTGAAAACTTTCTAACGGAAGTAAAATATATACAAGAAAGAAATTATCTAGAGGAACAAATTGGGCCTACTTTTCCAGTTTTCAAAGTTGATAAAAATAACATTATAAGTTTTGATGATAGTGATAACTCTTATATATTTTCTTTAATGCAACTATCTACTAAAACTTGGATTGAGATAACATACGATGATTTTCTCTCAATACTTGAATCACTAGAGTGGCAAGCTTTTACTAATAAGGCTTTATTATATTTTACTCCTTGCTGTTTAAAATATATTCTTTCTAATTTGTCTAAATTTCATTTATATGGTTACGTTGTTGACTTTTTTATATATTGCCCTAAGAAATGAAAGTACGATATTTAACACTACTCAAATCAACTTAATTATTGATTTTTTAAAATTCATCCAAAATTTTAACCAGGAAATTAGTGTCGAAACACAAAAAAAATAACAAGTACTATCCAACTTTATTTATAACTTCCCGGCCTTCAAAGGTGCGGTGGGCGTCGGTCGGCCGGTGAATCCGATACATGGTTTGTGATTTATGGAGGATACTTTTATGTTCAAATCAAAATTATTTCCCGAGGATTTTTTTAATATATGTATTAAGCGTAAAGTAGAAATTAAAAAGTTAGATAAACTTCCTAAGCTGGATAATAACTATTTGTTATTTATTGCTAAGTATCAGGAAGTAGAAATAATACCTGATATTTCTCTTTTTAATTATGAAGAGGCTTTAAATGAAAATAGATACCTAGAGTGTAATTATCCCGAAATATCAAGGTGTTTTTGGAGTATTGGGCAAGCAGGACAAGGAGATGGATGGTTTTTAAATAAAATTGATAATACCATTTTTCATTATAATCATGATGCTGGAGAGTATACCAGATCTTGCTTTACAAATTTAGGGATAGATTTCTCACAATTTATCCAGTTGGCTTTGTTATACAGAGATTTAGAGCACCTATTAGATGAAGGAGAGACACTTACGGATAATATAAAAACTGAATTTATATATTCAGTAAATAGTATAAGTAATAAATTGTTTGATGTTTATCCATTTAAGTATTTTTAATTGGAATATTCAATAAATTTATTAAACAAACCGCAGCCCCCCGCACAAAACCTTCAGTCCTAATGTAGAGTGTATGTGGTTCGCACACAGTTTCTGTTTTTCAGACGACCTCAATCCTTTTTCGAAGTTGTCTGAAATATTGGTTCTTTAACAATCTAGGTCAAAACCAGTATTATGATGAATAGACCGGACTGCATTACAACCTGATACCGGGCGGTTTGTGAATCAGGACCGATTGAGTTATGGGGGGGTGGGGGGATAATCTTTATTGGTTCGGGCCTAATGCGGCCATGTGGCTTGACCCTTAGGGATTGGCAAAACGATCTAAGAAAGGGGGGAAATCTTCGCCGACTCAAAAGGGTTAAGTTTAGAAGTTAGAAATTCCCAAGATTTATCTCATATATCAGAATGTACATTAAGATATATGGCGGAAGAAGGAGTTTCAGGCACAACCAAAGGAGGAAGGGTAAAAATGTGGGAAATGGCAGTGTCAGAAGTGATTTTGGAAATTGGCGCAGAGAATATTGGAAATATAGAGCCAGAAAAGAGTTAAGACGTAGAGACCTAAAAGTAGGTAAGTCTTGTTAGTTTAATAAGGAATATTTATGTTAAATAAATTTGTTTTAGAGCAGTTAATTGCTTTCTTTCAAAAAAATCCAGTGGCTCAAGGTAAGCCAACAACTAATGATGAGATCCTCAATATAGAGAAAGCACTTAATATCAAGTTAGATGACGATTTTAAAGAATTTACAATGAGATTTGGAGGGTGTGTCGTTAGGGATACTCAAATATATGGAATACATAATTCCGAGTTTCTTGGGGAAGATACAATTATTGATTTGAATAAAGAATTTTCCGATTATCTTAAAGATGGTCAAAGTAATTTAATAATTGGTACCGATGGCTGTGGAAATCCTATTTATATTTCCTCATCTAAAACGGTAATGATTTACAATCATGATACTGATGAATTGCTAACTTTAGCAGCTAATTTCTCAGATTATTTAGTGAAAATTCTTAAAAAGCAAATTTAGCAAACTGTTTAAACTCGAACCGTTTCAGACGGCCTCAATACCTCTTTGAGATCGTCTGAAAGACATTGTTCGGGGGGGAGGACTATATTATGGAAATTAAAAATAGAGATGACTTTCTAGTTTTTTTAAAAGAATTCATTACTGAAATTCATACAGAAGATTTTGAAAATAATACACTAGATAGCTTTTTAGAAGCCATGAAAAATTGGATTGAAGATATGGATGGATACTATAAAAATATAGGTATGAGAGAATATAACGACAAAACTTTAAATTGGAGTATGCTAGCAGACATTTTGAATGCCTCACGAATATATGAATAGCGAGTTCAGTCTACTATAGATTGGATTGAATTCCAATAAAGAGGACCATTAATCCAAACATCTCAAGTACAAGCCAAATTCAATAAAGTTGGTCAATTAGTTTCAATTTTGGGAAAATTAAAATGAATAAAAAGTATAAAGTCAGTCCTGAATATATCAGACTTTTTCTTGGACTATTACACGAAGGTATAGATAGCAAACTTGAAGACTTATCAGGTCTGAATTTGGTTAATCGAGATAGCGTAAAGAGATTAGTCAAAGAATATCTGTACCCCCCCGAGTATCAAAATTTTACAATATCAACCCAACTCAGAATTAAAGAAAGTTTGAGATTTGGATTAAATTTCTGGACTGAAGAACGACTACATGATCAATTTCCTAGTACTGACGCAGCCTTTGAAATACCTCAACAAATGACCGCAAAAGAATTTTATAAGCAAATTTGAGATGATATGTTTAATAATGAAGATATCACTATTTCTGATATAACAAAATATCAGGAATCGAACCAAAATTAGCAAGCCGTAGCCCGCATGAAACTTCCGATCCTGACGTAGGGCATGTGAGGTACAGACGAACCCTTGGCACAGGTACACAACTGAACCAATATGGTAATAAATACTCTTTTAGGAGACTGTTCCCGTGGGGGGGCAAAGAGCAAAGAACGTTATAAGAAACCCTGTAAGCCTAAAATGGAAAGTTACCCAAAAGTTGTTAATGAAGAATTATGAATGAGAGGAAAATCATGTATTTATCTGATATTAATCCTGAGTTAAATAGTGAAATTAATAATATTATATGTGAGTCGAGACAAGCTAAAACTCTTCAGGAAAGGATTGATGAGTTAATGAGAGCTTGGGATTTAATTCCAAAACCTGCTACTCAATTCGTAACCCCAACTAGTGGGCTATGTTCTGAAATTTCTGGCAGATTTAAAGAGCTAAAGGATTATTCTAAGGCACTTGAATGGATAAATATTGCATTAGAGGCGCGAAAAACAGTTCCTGATGGCAGTACATTTCTATGGGCAGGTATTATCTATTACGAACTAGGTGATATGGAAAATGCCTATAAATATTTTGACCTAACTTATAATGAGCTACGTTACACACCTTTCTCTATGGAAGACAAAAAATATTGGCAATTTTATAAGCAACGTAAAGAAGAAATAAATCCTAAGAAAAAAACCAAAAAGTAAGATTCGATATTTTCAGACGATCTTTTTTGTACCGTACTTAACCGCCGCTACGGCTACGACCTGTTCGGCATCTCAAGAGAGATGAACGATATCCATGGTAATCTCTTATGGTACGGCGAATACACCGGCTGGGGGGGTTGTTGCCAGAGTTTGGTATTGCGGGTTATAAAGATCCTCGACATAAGAATGATAAATTATCAGCGCATGAGTTATTACAAAATGCTAATTTATTTGATCCTAAAAAATTGAAAGTACAATCGGCAATGGATAACATTGAGTTAAATACAAATTTAACTAGATATGGAATCTATATAGGCTTGTTAAGAAGAGGATGGGAAATAAAAATGATTAAAGCTATTCAAGAAAAAGTTATTTTGAACGAGATTAAGGAAACTAGCCTTAATCGAATAGGAGGAAATATTCCTAAATATTTTGATGATAAACAAGATTGTATTTCAGAAATGATGTTTTATGGATGTTTTGAACATCCATTAAAAACTAATTTTGTCTTATCTATTTTCTTGCCTAAAAATCATGATATTATGCTTGATAATAATATTTATCCTAATTGTGCAATAAAAGTTTTTACTCATCCAAAATCTGAGGAAAGTGAAATTACTTCATTTACAAATATGGACTTAAATAGAATTTATTTTGAACCGTATAGGAAAGCAAATAGTGATGATTTATCTGGTTTAGTAACAGTAGGAGGAGAATTGCAACTGATTCAAGAAGAAGAATATTATTATAAAAATTTAGAAGAAAACGGTTATTTGTACTTGATGAGTATAGATGAAGATTATTACCCAGATAATCTTCTTAATGGTAATTACCCTTTTAATTATGGGGGCATTGTATATATATTACAAAGAGAATAAAGATAATATTGATGTAGTAGCTGGATTTTGGCAACATTCTTAATTCATCAATAATACTTCTTTCATTAGCAACAAGCCGTAGCCTATATAGTTCTCAAAACTCACAGATAGGGAACGCGCAAGCCGTAGCCCGGAGAAAACCGTCAGTCCTGACATGGAGTGCGTGCGGTACGCACGCGGTTTCTGTTTTTCAGACGGCCTTGATACCTTCTTTGAGGTCGTGTGAAATATTAATTTTTTAACAACCTCATCAGCATCATCGCCCCCCCCACCTGTTACACTACAAGATACAGCTACAACGCCCAATGGCTGCCCGAAACCGTTACCGACACTTACAATACTACAGCTACGACGCCTTGGACAGAAGAATAGGCATAGTCCTTTTAATTTGAGAGAAGTAACTAGAGAACAACATGCAGCGATTGACCCTTATAGGGATCTAGGAGATTAGCTATGAAAGCAATAGAAATTTTAAAGAATTTTGTGGAAGAAAAATTATCAACTGAAGAATTGGAAATGGCGTTGTATTCCAATCAAGAATTAATTTCCCTGTTGGAAAATACTAAAGCTAAACCTTATATGAATAGTAATTCCACTTATGAATATTTAATTAGTCAGGATTTGACATCTCTTGATGCAAAGTTAAATTTGATGGATATTTTCAGGGGAATTTTAGATTACAAGCATATCCTGTACTCTTCGAATTCAACGACAGAAAAAAATTTTGATTTGATTTTGGAGGCTATTCCTAACTGGATACCAGCTGATATGGGTTATTTAAATTCCTTGTATGATAAGTACAAACCTAAGACGGCGACTACTTTTAAAAAGATTATTAAGGAATATTTCATTTGCATGGATAAACATCCCAAATGGTTACAGGAGCCTGATTGGCCTATCGTTGATAATATTCCCGCAATGTTTCTAGGCAGTTAGATATATCGAAGTTGAAGCATGATACTACTTATTTGTACATTTTTTGGATAAAAAAACAAACAGATATATAGAAGTAATACAGTCTCTATAAATGAGCAAGCTGTAGCCAATGAAATTTGCAATTCCGATGTAGAGTGCGAATGGAACGCACGCACGCGGCTTCTGCTTCTCAGATCGCCTCGAAGAGGAAGCCGGATTCGTTTGGGTCGGCAGTATTTACTGCAAGAAATCCACCCGTACGGCAGATATATCTATAACTACACCAATCTGGATTCCTACGATCCTTTAGCACAGGTTCGCGATTGGACAACCGAAGACGGAGAAGGAGTCCAACAAGCCCACTACTTCCACTGCGACCAAATCGGCATCCCGCATGAGATGACCGATAAGGATGGCAACCTGGTTTGGTTCGGGGATTATTACGGCTGGGGGGGCAAACTAAAGAGCAAAATCAACATATCCGGAACTGGTTACCAACCCTTCCGATTGCAAGACCAGTATTGCGACCATGAAACGGGGCTGCACTAAAACTTCTTCAGGTATTGCATCAGGAAGTTGTAATTCAATTGGAAAAAAATGGTTGAAGGGTACCCATGGAAATGCTGGTGTATTTCCTAAATCTGTTTTGGAAGAGGATAGCATTATGTTAGATAGATTATATTTAATCAAATTGATTGATCAGTTGAGGAATTTTGAAGGATCAGAAGAGGATGAAGAGGTACTCCTTGAAAAATTAGTAAATTTGGTCACAGATCCAAATATATCCGATTATATATATTGGACAAACATGAGCTCCGAGGAAATAGCTGATAAAGTACTTAGTTACAAACCTATTATCCTTCCTGATTTAAGAAATTCTTAGTCTACATGAAATTTTTAGTTTTAATGTAACGCATATGTGGAATACATACATGTACTATGTGTAATAAACGACCTAATAAGAAATGTTGATTATTTGACAAATTATAACTGAAAGGAGTGATGAAAATGAAAATTAAGAGTTTAGTTGAGAAAATGGGTGGAGTTCAAAGGTTTACATTTGAACCACTGATTCCTACATCTAGAAAATCAATGTCCAAATTTTTAGATATTACTAAAGAAGAATTTTCAGATTATTTGGATTATCTTGAATTATTTGGTGGAGAGACGGGATTTATAAAAGAATTTAAGTTAACACCATATAGTGATTTGCCTGAATATTGTTATCCTGATGACGATATTCCTGTGGGTGGTAATATCGAATGGAATGGTGGTGATTTAGGTTTCTTTTATGGTGAAAATATAAACTACCAAAAAAATTCCCAAATTAGTGAAAGGCTTGAAAAATACAAAAATAGAATACCAGATAATTTTCTACCAATATCAAGTAATGAATTTGGTGATTTGATTTGTCTATGTACTCAAGGAGAAAGAATTGGGCAAATTTTCTATTGGGATCATGAAAATGAATGGGATGAAGAAGATTATTTTGATGAATTTGGTGTACAAATGCCTGACGAAGTAAAATTCCAAAATATCTATTTAATTGGTAAAAATCTATATGATTGCTTTAGCAGAATGATTCCAGTTTAATAATTAAAGCAAGCCGTAGCTCGGAGAAAACCTTCAGTCCTGACGTAGGATATGTGCGGTACGTACGCACGCGGTTTCGCCTATCAAAACCACATCAACGCAGACGGCGAAAGTAGACAACAAACCCGCTACTTCCACTGCGCCAAATCGGCATTCCGCGCGAGAGGACCGACATCTACGGTAATCTCCTGTGGTACGGCGAGTACACCGCCTGGGGGGGTCGTCTGAAAGAGGAAACAAAGGTAACGGATAATGCATAGCAACCCTTCCGTTTACAGAACCAGTATTGCGATGAAGAAACAGGGTTGCATTACAACTTTTTCAGGTACTATGACAGTAGAATCGGACGGTTTAACAATCAAGATCCCATAGGATTAGTGGGCGGGGGGGAGAATTTTTATGCTTTTGCGCCTAATGCTCAGGTGTGGGTTGATCCTCTAGGTTTGAATAAATGCTGTGAAAATAGCAAAGTTAAAACAGAACCAAACACAGCATTTTTTGGTCAGGTAGAACAGATGGTATTGGTGGACAACATATTGCTGCCGATATTGCCAAATCTAATGGAGGAACAACATTAGAAATGTTAATTGAAGCTAGAAAAATTATCATGCCTACGTGGGATCAAAATAACCAAGCAAGCATTAAAGCATGGGAAGATATTTCATCAGAGTATGCAACATGCGCTTCTGGTACTGTAACAGGCGTTATTGGCAAAGATCTGCGACCAGGAAATATATGGGAAAATAGAGAATTATCCGCTTTGAAGAACAATCCTAATATAACAAAAATAGTAATAATAGATCCTAAAACAAAGATTTCAACTGTTATAATTCAAAGGTAATGACTATGGATGATTTCGTAATTAAAAAATTTTCAAGAGGTATGTTAATTGTTTCTTTAAATGGACATGAAATTTCATTTGAAGGAGAAATGTTCTTTCCAAATAATGAGTTTCACTTTTCCCTATATGCGAAAACAGCAAAATTTACTAAGACCAACCAAATTTTAAGCAAGGAAGAGTTAGATAATATTTTAGAACATTTAAAAAAAGAATTTATTTTAAAAAATAGAGTATTAGACATAATTTTCTAAATATAATTATCAACTGTAAAGTAGCCCAAGCAAGTCGTAGCCCGCACAAAACCTTCAGTCCTGACGTAGGATATGTGCGGTACGTACGCACGCGGTTTCGCCTATCAAAACCACATCAACGGAGACGGAGAAAGCCGCCAACAAACCCACTACTTCCACAACGACCAAATCGGCATACCGAAAGAGATGACCGACATCCACGGCAATCTGCTGTGGTACGGCGAATATACCGCTTGGGGGGGTCGTCTGAAACAGGACGAGCGGGTTTATAAGGATGCACATCAACCGTTCCGACTGCAAAACCAGTATTATGATGAAGAAACCGGACTGCATTACAACCTGATGTGCTATTACGAGCCTGAGGCGGGGGGGCGGTTTGTGAATCAGGATCCGATTGGGTTAAATGGTGGAACAAACCTTTATCAGTTAGCCTTCAATATTAAGAGATGGATGGATCCTTTGGGATTATCTTGTAAAGATCCTAAAGATTATGGATATGACAATGAAAGAGATTACATTGCTGAGAGTAAGAAATTAAATACTGCTAGATTAAAAAGAATTCTAGAAGAATTAGATCAAGGAGATCCTCATTCATTTAAAGAGGACTTCTTAGGAAGAGGTGCACCTATAAGTCATTATGATGTATACCAACAAAAAAATCTAAGGAATTAATTTTGATGAAAAAAGATGGAAGTAGCCCCCCCATACGTACAAACGTGGGTTGTTGTGGTTAATTATATATTATGATTAACCTCGTCTTATGCGGAAAGATAAATTATGGAAAATAATATAGAAATTAGCTTTTACATGGAAACAAACCAAGTTGTGAATATGAATTATATTGCAGATTTCTTAGATATTAATAATGCTGCTTTTTGTTCCAAGGGGGAATTATGTACATCAAAAAATAAAAAAATCAAGTATATCAGCGAAGTATCATATTATAGTTTTGGGATAAAAAGACAGGTTAATACATCAAATAAAATAGATAATTTTTTTATATAATAAAAACGAAAAGAAAATTATTAAAAGAAATATTTAATGAGTTTAGCTTTACTAAAGAGATTATTATATATACTTGGGGGGGAAATGATGAGGAAGATATCCACTTAAATTTAAATACTGAACAAATTAAATTAATTTCTGATATTGATATTAATTTGTCAATAATTCATTATAATTAATACTGATACCATAAAACTAAACCCAATACCAAGAATCTAATTGCGGGCGGTTTGTAAATCAGCAAAGAAGACAAAACTCGCTTCGTCTGGGACGCAGCCGGCTGTTGCAGGATAGTGTACGCAAACGGCAGATACACCTTATCTCACACCAACTGGGACGGTTACGAACCACGGGCAAAAATCCGCAACCACACCAATGCCGAATGCGAAAGCAAACAGCAAGCCGTACCCCCCCATATGAAACCTCCAATCCCGACGTAAGGTGTGCGGTATGCACACACACGGGTTCTGCCTTTCAGGCGACCTTCATCTTATTTCGTCAAAAATGTGCGCACGAAAGGGTTTTCATATCATACTGCTGCCTTTGAAATAGAATAAAAAGGCGTATATAAAATCATGTAGGAAGGATGATTTCGGAAACCAAACGGCAGGGATTAATTTCTAGGAAACAGGTAACAAGATTTTGTAGAATTATTGGTAAATGTTCCTAATTTTATTAATGTAAATATATTGGAAAGGGTTAATATGAACTACTTGATTAAGCCATATGAATCAATTGGTGATTTTGTATTTGGTACTTCTCTTGAGGAAGTACAAGAAAAATATGGAAAACCAGCAAGAATGGTTGAAGATAATATTATGAATAATAAGGTGGAATATAGAAATGCTTGTGAGTTGGTTTATGAAAACGATAAACTAGTTTATGGATATTGCTTAAAAGATTCTAATCCCATATTAGAAGATATTGATATATTTAAAAATTCAATCGAAGACCTTAAAGCCATCGATTCTGAATTTATTGAAGGAAAAAAATATATTCTTTTTAAGAACCTCGGAATTTGCATAGGAGGTATGACAGGGAAAAAAATTCCTGAAGGCAAGTTATTAATTGCATTCGATAAAAATCACTTTGATTTTTTGAATGTTTTATCGAGGTGTAATCGAACTGTAGCCAATGAAACTTCCAATTACGATGTAAAGTAAGTCGTAGCCCGCACAAAACCTTCAGTCCTGACGTAGGATATGTGAGGTACGTACGCACGCAGTTTCGCCTATCAAAACCACATCAACGAAGACGGCGAAAACCGCCAACAAACCCACTACTTCCACTGCGACCAAATCGATATCTCAAGAGAGATGACCGATAAGGACGGCAATTTGCTGTGGTTCGGCAACTATACCGGCTGGGTTGTCTGAAAGAGGAAACCAAGGTTGCGGATAGCGCTTACCAACCCTTCCGCCTGCAAAAACAGTATTGCGACCGTGAAACGGGGGCTGCATTACAACTTCTTCAGGTATTACGAGCTTCTGAGATCGGTCGGTTTGTGAATCAGGACCCGATTGGGTTGGAAGGCGGCTTTAACGTTTATCAGTTTGCGCCGAATATTCAAGTCTGGGTTGATCTGTTGGGGTTAGCAAATCGTAAAACTTTCAATTTAGGAAAAGGTTATACGGGTGCCCTCGATATATTTGATAGTGGAAAAAAATCAAGTTTTGAAATACATGTATATGACCCTAAAGGAAAAGAAGTGGGTATATATGGCCCAGATGAATGGTTTAATAAACATGGCAAAAAAGGAAAACCGGAGGGAATCCCTGATTCTGTAGAAAATTCTTGTAGAGGTATTACTGTTGATACTGGACGAAGAATAAGTGCGGTTCCTCCAAAAGGGACTGCTAACATAAAAGGCAATAAACTTAAGAAATTCATGCAACTATTAATGCCAGATTAACTAAATATATTTAATTTTACAAACTGAGTGGTAAAAACATGACAAAGCTAATATATCAAAACGACCTTGGTATTACTAAATTTGATAGGTATTTTCGTTATTTAGACGATATAAGAGATGAAATAAATCCTTATATTTACAATTTTTCCGATGAAAAAATATCAACTTCGAGGAAAAGAAACTCTTCATGATTCTTGGCTTCAGGATTTTAAAATTTCCCGAGACCTGAAAACTGAAGAAAATATGAATAGTAGCATCGAATTAAGCTTTTTATTGGCTAATTGGGAAAGTGTTTTAATTTTAAATTATTATGATGCCTTTTTTGAGAAAATACCTTTTGAAATTTTTAACAATCAGTATTCACAAAATGACCTGTTGGTTCATGAATTAAAATGGAATCAGCAAACAAAAAGGTATCAGCATATTATTTGCTTTGATAATGATATTGATTTGATAATAAATTTCGCTAACTTTAAATACTCATATGCAAATGGTAAATAAATATAAAAAGGAACTTCGCGAGCCGTAACAAACTTAGAAGGTAGATGATGAATATTTATGATGAAATTATCCCCCCCGCAAAGAGTTTAGGGGGGGGAATCAGATTAAAAGACAATATTAAAAATTACTCCAGTATCATTAATAAAAATATGTTAAATGGAAAATTAAAATTTTTTCAAACTAATGTTTATTCATGCAGATATATATTTACTGATATCCCAATTGAAATTAACGTAGATATTACTTCAGGAGAAATTTATAAAATTTCTGCATTAGAAGGATATCAAGGCAAATTCAGTACTATTAAAATAGGAATGCCTATTAATGATATCTTAAATTCTAATTTAGGTTTCTATTATGATGAATGTGAAGAAGCTTTTTTTTCAAAAATTATTGAAGGAATTGCACTGGAAGTTTCTGAAGATGATCCTCCGTTCGAAGAAGCTATCAAAATGAATATAAAATATATCTCTGTTTTTGATCCAACCGCATTTGATCAATAAATTTAATTAGGCCTTGAATATTAATTAATTCTAATTAAACAGAAATTCAAATAGTCGTCCTAGGATGAGTTGAGACCCAATGTTCCAGTAAGGTCGTCTGAAAGAGGAAACCAAGGTAACGGATAGCGCATACCAGCCCTTCCGATTACAGAACCAGTACGCTGACCGTGAGACGGGGGGGTTGCATTACAACCTGATGCAGTATTATGAGCCTGATGTAGGTCGGTTTGTGAATCAGGACCCGATTGGTTTGTTGGGTGGAGAGAATTTGTACTAATTTGCGCCTAATGTGTAGGCTTGGGTGGATGTTTTGATACTTGCTAAAAAAGGTCCTTTGGGCGATGGTAATCTCGGTAGTACTAGAGCAAACTCACAACAGCTTGGTAGAAATATGGCATTGGAAGGTCGGTCAGTTATGTCAGGCCAGGCTGCAGGTCACATAGTAGCATCTGGTGGTAAAGTAAATTGGTGGGAACCTGATATAGAATCTTGTCAGATTATAATATTGATATTAATGATCCTACTAATGGGATCGTTGTTGGTCATCCTCGCCTTCATAATGAAATGCATAATAGAAAATTTCATGAAAAGGTACGAGATAGATTAAAAAATGTAATACTTAAGGAGGTAGCAGGATGAATTATTCTGATGATATATTTGAAAAGTTAGTTGCTACAATCGAAGAGGCAACAAGTCAGGCGGCTATAGATTTGTTCAATTCGACAAATGAAACTTTTTACTTCTTTGTGTTAAGTACCACAGGTGAGGCACTGGCTCCTTTTGTGAGTGCTTGGTCATATGAAGCATTAAAAAAACAAAGCATTGCTCAAAATTGGGATGCTTACGATATTGCAGATTTTAAATGGTCTTCGATAGATAGTCCTTACTTAGAGTTTGGTTCACAATATTTCCATCAAGTAAACAAAGCTTTCTTAGATCGTATTGATATTCACTCATTAAAAACAGAAGTGGAATATGAAAAAGAATTTAATTTCCGGATTAATGTGATGGAGGAAGCACTTCATCGGTGTGATATGAAGGGAATATTCTCCTTAAATCAAGCTCGTTCAGAAATAATGATTAATGTTGAAGTATTACCACCCGATTATACAAATACTATTCGTGCGAAAAAATTAAATCCTATCGAGTCAATCCAATTTTGGTTAAAAGAAGCTGCTGAAACTGTGGAATAATTAACTTTTCTTGATAGTAAGCAAGCCGTAGCTTGCACAAAATTTCTAATCCCAACGTAGGGTGTGGGCGGTATGAACGCGGTTTCCGCTTTTCAGACGGCCATACAGATTCCTGAGGTTACAGTTTTCAAATCAGACGACCCCAAAACTCAAGGTCGTCTGAAAAAGGATGAGCGTGTCTATCGGTATTCCCATCAGCCGTTTAGACTGCAAAACCAATACTTCGATGAAGAAACCGGACTGCATTACAACCTGATGCGGTATTACGAGCCAGAGGCCGGGCCGTTTGTGAATCAGGATCCGATTAGTTTGTGGGGGGGAAGAAGCAATTTTTATAACTATTCTCAAATTGTACAAGCTTGGGTAGATTTATATGGATTGTCGTCTGGTTGTAATGATGGAGATACAAAAGATAGTAAACTAATTAACCAAAAAGAATTGAAATGGATTTTAGATCAAATAGGCACAGCTCCACATGCGTTTAAAGCTGATTATGTTGGTAAACGAGCCGCATCTCATTATGATGTTTATAAACAAAATAAAACTGGAGAACTTTTATTAAGAAGAAAAAATTCTTCTGAATTTATTAGAACAAGAATTGGTTGCAATGATGCTGAATAATTCAATTGAAGTAACATTTTATATGGAATCAAATGATTATATTAACATGAGAGAAATAGACAAAATACTTAATATTAAAAATGCCGAGTTTTATAGTAAGGGAGATTTATTTACCTCACCAAACAAAAAGGTTCAATTTATAATTGAACACTCTTACTATTCTTTTGGTATAGATAAAGAGGAAAATTTAAATGAAAAAATTAATATAATTATACAAAAAATAGAAGACATAAAGAAAAAATTTAAACTATATATTTAAAAAATATAAGCTAAATAAAGAGCTTATAATTTACAGCTGGGCTAACGATGAGGCTACTCGTGAATATAAAATCTCCATAAAACAAATTCAATTATTATCTGAGTTAGGAATAGAGTTAAAAATCATTCATTATAATATTTAGTATAAGTGTGGATTAATTTCAAGATCTAACAAACCCCCCCAAAAGCAGTCTGAAATTCTAAACCCTCACTTATCCATCCTTCAGTAAGCCTTCCACCAGCAAAACCAATATATCGATCGTGATACGGGGGGGCTGCATTACAACTTCTTTAGGTATTATAAGCTTGATGCAGGTTGGTTTGTGAATCAGGATCCGATTTGGCTTTCAGGCGGAGACAATCTGTATCTCCAGTAGGAACACCATACCCTATGAGAGTCTTACCTCCTGGTTCTAATCGAAAGCCTTATACCATATATAGGGTACTGAAACCAATTGATAATGTAGCTGCAAGTAAAATTATGTCGTTGTTCGGAGAGATTGGATTAGGGACACAGTATGAATTACAAAAATCTGTTAAATCATATAGAATCTGGGCATTTGGAAGAGGTGAAAATAGGAAAATGTTAAAAATTAATGAATTGAATTCATATCTTAAAAGTAAAGGAGTACCAGAAGATAGTTACTCAATCAATGAAGTAAATGATGAATCATTATGTATTGTTGAAGAAAATAAAAAATGGCATATATTCTATTCTGAAAGAGGATTGAGAACCGAAGAATATTGTTGCCAAGATGAACATTTGGCAATTCTATATTTTATCAATCGCTTATCAAAAATGTTAAAATTTTCTTTCGAATGAAAAAAAGCAAACTGTAGCTTGTATGAAACCTTCAGTCCCGACGTAGAGTGTGTGCGGTGCGCACGAGATTTCTATTTTTCAGACGACCTCTACTAAATCGCCTCTCTCGACGGCGGCGCACCGCCTCACTTCCGTCACCTTCAATGGTAAGGAACTGGTGCGCTACGACTACGACGACTACGGCGATTTTACCGCCGTTTACGGACGGGACGGTAAAAAACTGCACGGTTTCTCCTACCGCAACCACGTCATGGTCGATTACAGGCACAAGCGCGACAGCGTGTACAAGATTTACAAGAAAGTTTGAAAAACGGTTGAGTAAGTCCATATCTGTTGGAGGATGTTCATCTACCAACTCACCCAA